TGACGGATGTCTACCATGTACCGTATCAGGTCAAGGCAATCCAACTGCTTGTTGGTTTTGTAAAATTGAACGGTGTCCTTCTCATTCTGAATATGATGGTCAGGAAGTTCCTCTTTGTTCTGATCTTTTCACTTCAGAAGATATTGTAAGAACTATTCTTAGATATTATGATGGAGGAAGACTTTCTTTTGATAGTTCTTCAGGTAGATCAAAACTTGTAAATGTAGTAAAAGCTAAGATTGAAGATAAAAAGCCTTGGTCCTTTGATGCTAAAGAAGTTGTGAAGGCTCCGTATGGATTTGAATGGGGTGGTGGATCTATCACAGATCGGGACTGGGCTTTTATTAGTTCTGTGATAAAAGACAGGGGAGTAAAAACTGTTCTTGAGTTTGGCGCTGGGCTTTCTACTTTACTTCTAAATGGTTTGGGGATTGATGTTATAACATATGAAGATCGACAAGGTTGGATTGATAAGATATGCGGGCTTAATCCAAAATGTAAGATAGTAAAATGGGATGGTATAAATGTTCCGGATTTGCTTCCAGATGATCAAAAACCAATTTATGATTTCGCCTTTGTAGATGGTCCAGCCGGTGGTTCTAATAGAGAGTTTTCAACTAAGTACGCTGCCAGTCATGCGAAGTATGTAATAGTTCATGATGCCGGAAGGGAGTGGGAAAAGAAATGGCAAGCGGAGTATCTTGAGCCTAATTTCGAGTTAGTTTCTAAAGGGGGACATCGTTGTCACTTTTGGGAAAGATCGGTAAAGGAAGAAATCAAAAAGGAAGAAATCAAAAAGGAAGATGCCCCCACGGAAAAACTTGGTCCTTGTGTAATAGCCTCCCCGTTTTCTTCTGCGTCAAAAATTATTAATGTGGTATTTAATGGTAGAGGAGATGGCGGAGCTGAGAGATCTGTTTGCTGGATAATGGCAAAGTTTGTAGAAGATGGGTGGGTAGTTAATTATATTTCTCCGAATGAAAGTCCATGCGGGACGTTCAGAAGTAACCCAATAAAAGGAGTTACTTTTATGAATGATTTAACTCGTATTAAGGATGCCTGTGATATCTTGTTCTTGTATACCAATGATTGGGTATGGGAATTTCCAAAGCTCCAACTTTGGTTTAGTGGATTTTGCGCTAAAAGGAAAGTTATGGCAGTGAACTATAAGGCTGGGAAGATTGCTCAGCTTCCTTGGACTCAGAACTGGGACACCTACATCTTTCTTAATAGCGAATTACGAGAGCTTTGTGGACAAGAAGAAGATGGGGTAATTTTAGCTCCTCCCGTTGATCTTACTGACTTTCTAAAAATCAAACCAGATTATAGAGGTGACCTTCGTATTGTAAGACATAGTAGTCAAGGTGATGCTAAGTATCCGAAGGATTTTAATATGATGTTGGAAAGAATATTTGAAATTCCGGGGGTAGAGGTTGGATTAATGCCAGCTCCGAGTTTTCTTCATTATGATAGGTTTGATAGCAGACTTCATACTTTTAAACGCAATGTACCACCTGTTAAATCTTTTTTATATTTCGGGAATTGTTTTTGGTATACATTGCCTGGGGCATATACTGAAGGTGGTCCAAAGGTTATTATGGAAGCACAAGCAGCAGGTCTTCCAGTTATTGCTGACGATCATAGTGGGGCAAGGGATCGGCTGCGTTATACATGCGGAACTTCTGGATTTTTATGTAAGAATTTTGAGGAGCAGTTTTCTGCTATAAAAGAGTTATCGAAAGATATCAATCTTAGAAGAGCGTTGGGCACAAATGGAAAACTTCACGCTAAGAAAATGTATGACCCTCAATTGTGGATTAATGAAATAACTGGTGTGGGGGTTGAGAGAGTAAAAGGAGGTTTGATTGATGAAATCGGATGATTATCATATTCAGTATGAGGAAAATAGAATTTGGGAAACCACTACCTGGTTTGGAGTTCCTGCGTGGAAACTTCCTCTTGATGCTTGGATAATTCAAGAGTTGATCTGGAAGGTTAAGCCAAAGTTAATTATTGAAACTGGATCTGGCAAGGGAGGATCGGCTCTATTTTATGCTTCTTTGATGTTTTGCATGAGGGAGGAACCAACCGAGATTCCTCTTGTTGCGGATACGTCGCGGAGTGAATCGTTTGTTATCTCAATAGATAAAGCACCTGTCGATATTCATAATTTTAAAAATGTCAATCCAGTTATTTTGCAGAAGATAATCTTTTTTAGCAAAAACAGCGTAGACCCAATGACAGTTGAGTTTGTGGAGAAATACGTAAGACACTTCTCTCCGGTTATGATCATGCTTGATTCGTGGCACTCAAAGGAACATGTTTTAGAGGAGATGAAACTATATGCTCCATTTGTATCTGTTGGATCTTATCTAATAGTAGAGGATACTCATGTTGGGGGTAATCCAGTCCCGTGGGATTATGGTGAGGGACCTATGGGCGCAGTAAAAGAGTTTCTCCTTGAGAATAATAATTTTATTATAGATAAAAGTTGCGAAAGGCTCGGTATGACATTCAATCCAGGAGGGTATTTAAAAAAGGTCAGAAATATGGTATAAATTCCATTTAAAAACCCGTTTTAGTCGGGCTAAGAACGCCTACAGTAGACGATCTTTTCAAAGGGCAGGGAAAGGTAAGGGTTTTAAAAAATAAAGTTGAGGGAGGCTAAAATGAAGAAAAACATAGTTTTATTTAAAGTAGCGATGAGTGAGGAAGTTGGTGATCCATTGCTTGAAGTTGTTTATTCTGGTTGGATTGGTCAAGGTCAAAAGGTAAAAGATTTTGAATCAATTCTCTCCGCCAAATTTAACAATAAAAACTGTCTTACATTATCTGCCGGAACTCATGGATTGAGCTTATCCTTAAAGTTGGCTGGAGTGGGACCTGGCGATGAAGTGATTTGTACCCCATTGACTTGCACTGCTACTAACATGCCAGTTTTATCGAGGGGAGCGGATATTGTATGGGCTGATATTAAGAAGGATATTAATATCGATCCTGATTCTATACGGAAATGTATTACAGATAAGACCAGAGCTATTTTGTTAGTTCATTGGGGAGGGTATCCTGCTGATCTGGAAGAAATTTATACAATTGCCAAAGAAAAAAATATATCCATCATTGAGGATGCTGCTCACTGTTTTGGAAGTACTTATAAAGACTCAGTGATTGGGGATTGTAAATACTCTGATTACTGTATGATAAGTTTTCAGGCAATCAAGCACTTAAATTCCATTGATGGTGGAGTACTTTTCTTATCCGATTCAGATCTTTGTGATCGGGGGAGACTTCTTCGATGGTATGGAATTGACCGGGAAAGTCCAAGAACGGATTTTCGTTGTGAGGAGGATATAAGAGAGTTTGGGGATAAATGGCATATGAATGATGTGTGTGCTACTGTTGGAATAGCAAATTTTGAAATGGCAAAGAGAAATGTTGAGTTGGCAAGAAGTAATGCTCAATATTATGATTCGGAGTTATCCAAAGTTGATGGTATTGAAGTGGTTCAAAATTCTCCGGACAGATTATCTTCATATTGGCTTTACACGATCTTGGTTGAGAAGAGATCTGACTTTTGTTCTATGATGGCTAATAGAGGTGTTGCAGTCTCAAGGGTTCATGAAAGAAATGATAAACATACTTGCTTTGCAAAGTTTAAGAAAGACTTGCCAATGCTTGAGCGAGTTATGCAACGTTATATTTCGATACCCGTAAACTGGTGGGTTACAAAAGAAGATCGTGAATATATAGTATCTTGTATAAAGAAAGGTTGGTAAATATGATAATCATTACTGGACTTGGTCGTTGTGGAACTTCCTTTTTAACATCTTTATTTAAGAATCTCAATTTTGGGGTAGGAAGAACCTTGCGTTATCATGAAGAGTACAAAGCTGGAATGGAATTAGCTCCCGCCTATGCGATAAGTAGGGATATGTTCACAGATTATATTTGTCAGAGAGACGATAACAATGTTGAGATTTATACTGGAGAAGTTCCTTTGGATCTTAAAGTAAGTGATGATTATTGGGAAGGGGAGGTGTCTTTTAGGGAAAAGATTTTAAGACTTGATAATGATACCCCACCAAGTAGGAAAGAGGGAGTTGTGGAGGTAATAAAAGATCCTCGTATTACTTGGAATCCTAAAATCATCAGGGCTTGGTGGGAGGTTAGAAAAGATATCAAGTTGATTATACTGCACAGAAGGCCTGAAGAAGTAATCAGATCCAGGGAATTGGTTGGTGATTATTCTTACGGTGATCTAAATGCATTTAAGGACCCAAAACGTGGAAAGGATATAAGACAGTTTAAAGAAGACTTCTCGGATTTTATGACTGAGGTTTTAGCACTTGAGATTCCTTATGTCTTATTTTTCTATCCTAATTTTATGAGTTATCATCCAGAACTTATTTTTTCCAAACTTTATAATGTTCTCGGAATAAACATGACCAAATATAGGACTGATTTTGAAGATGTTTGGAATGAGCTTTTGGATGAAAGCAAAATAACTAAATTTTAAGGGAGTAAAATGAGATCTTCCTATATTAAAAATAATTATGGTGCGATATTTGAAAGGCTTGTATATGCTTTCCTACCCAGTGTTTGTGTAGAACTGGGGGTGTTAGATGGTTATAGTACATTCCATATAGCCAAGGGTATTTTAAGAGCTCATAGATGTCGAGATCACCGATCTCATTTACATGCATATGATTTATGGGATGATTACGAATTTAAACATGGCAATAAGTCGGATGTAGAAAGTCTTTTGGTTACACATGAATTGGATCAATATGTTCATTTGTATAAAGAGAATGCTTATAAGGTTAGTGATTTGTTTTGTGATAAATCTGTATGCTTTTTGCATATTGATATTAGTAATGATGGCGATGTGCTGAAAAGAATGGTAGAACTTTGGCATCCGAAGTTGACATTCGGAGGGATCATTGCGTTTGAGGGAGGTTCCGAAGAAAGAGATAATGTTGATTGGATGAAGAAGTATGAAAAGAGAAGTATAAAGGATGAGCTTCATAGAAGTGAGTTTATTCGTAAGCACTTTCGTTATGGAACTTATCTATCATTTCCATCTTTAACAATTTTAATGAAACAGGTTTAGAAGGGGTTCAATCATGAAAGATGTTTTACATGGTTTTTTAAACTATACCATATACAATCTTATTTACCCTTTGGAAGATCAAGATTGGATTGGAGAAGGGAAAGGTTTCTGGTGCCTTGATTGGTGGGTTGTTGAGGTCGCTAAATGTTTGTATGAAGGGGAAGAACGGTATATGGACTTCCCTATTCCAAAAAGGTTGGAAGGGAATGCAAATTTTTCAAAGGATGATATAGTTGCAGCAGCGAGAAAAAAACAAGAAGTATCAGAAGGTGTTTCCAAATCTGAATGTTCTAATTTGGTTGTAATTGAGACAAGTAGGGGTCTTGATGTGCTTCTACTTGAGAGATTGAGAGATTGGAAAAATATATATGTTTTTTATTGGTCTAATTATCCTCAAGTCGCAAAGAAGACACATGATTATTTAGAAAAGGTAAGAACTGGTGAAATAACCTTTTTGTCTTCTTTGACGAACAATGTTGATATTCAAGATTTTGTATTGGTATTGCCAGAAGAAAATAATTGCGGGATTTTATCAAGATCGAAGGAAAGTTATCGAACGTCAAGTTTCAAATGTTTCAAATGAGGAGGTATAAATGGGAGAACATCCGGGGAGTAGAGGAATGTATGATGCTATTGCTCAATGGGGATCTTGTTCTGTAGTTTGGTCAGAGTCTATGAGATGGGACAGATTCGGCATCTTAGGAGTTTTAGGTGACTATGTTCTTAGATATGTAAAGGGTGACATTATTGAAATAGGTGTGGGGGAGAGTTCTGTATTTTTAACAAAACTTGCTGAAAAATACAGGAGAAGAGTATACCACGATGATCTTCAAAATAGTCATATTGTAAACATGAAAACGGTACCGGGAATTTTTCATCAGGCAGGAGTTGTTTATGCAGGAAGTTCGGATGATTTTTTTGCAAATGTCGAGTTCTCTCCAATAGCTTTGGGATTTATTGACGGAGAACATACGTACGAGCAAGTAAAAAAAGATTTCTGGAACATCTATAAATTGCTCGTTGAGGAGGGCTATATTTTTCTTCACGACACCTATCCTCTAAATGAAGACTATCTTACCCCAACTACTTGTGGAGATGTGTATAAATTCAGACAGGAGTTGGAAGTTAGATCCCACGAGGTTGGTGATGTAGAAGTATTTACCCTTCCTCATGGAGCTATGGATGTTGGATTAACGATGGTTCGCAGACTTCCTATTGAACGACCGTATTTTCGGAGGTGATATGATATCTGATATTGAGAAAAAGCAAGTTACAGGAATACTCCCATTTAAAAATACTCCGTCGGCGAATGATTATAGTATTCGACCAAACTGGATGGATTTGGAGATTAATTTCAATTCTGCTCCATGTCGTACTGATACAGCAATTATCTGTACTTCTTGGTGGGGACATAGACCGTTTTTAAAAGCCACACTTACAAGCTTGCGTCTCACTGGAAAGTTCTTGATTTGCGCCTACGATCCTCCGGTTTATGCTTGGAATAGTGAGGTTGAGTACAAGAAGCGCATACCTCCTATTGATATTTTTTTGCTTCCTCATGCTTGGGTACATAAACATTTAACATTTGATTCTCCTAAACGTAATGGTTGGTTTTGGGATGTAAGATACGCCCAAGGTATTGTAAAGTCATTTCCAAATATTAAATATGTATTTACTGTTAATGGCGATTGCCCGTGGGAGAAACCACAAGCTATTGATGAATTAATTTCCCTCATGGGGAGTGCAGATTTAATGGCTGTTACATCAGATAGTAAAACGATTCATACGTGTGCTGTACTATTTGAGGTTGAATCGTTCAATCGGATTATTGACTATATGTATGATTATCATAAAGTGTCAATTCCAGGATCGTACAGTCCAGAATTACTACTTTTGGAAGCAGTTAAGCAATTAGGTCTTATCGAAAAAGTAGTTCCAAAACAGCCTATGGAACCAGGAGGTGATAGCGTCGATCACTATAGTCGTTATAAACAACCAAATACCTGGAACGATATTGTAGGTTATCGCAATATAGGTGCAGAGTTTTTAACAGCAGTAATTGAGCGTTTAGATCCTCCTGAGAAGAAATTTTTCGACTTCCGTTTTTTTGATGACATTTACTTTCAATATAATAACCATTTGTTGAAGTATTACGAAACTGGGGATCGTCGGTATTTATATATGTGTTGGGATCAGAACGAAGATAGTTGGTATGATAGAGTCCACTACCCTTTAGAAAGATATGGAGATAAGCCAATTTTTGGAAAAGAGAAATAGGGAGGAATAGAGATGACGTTAAAAGAGTTTTTGAGACTCGCTTTAGATCACGACTTGGCGATGAAGGTATTTATGGAAGATAGGGATGGGACTTATATAAGTATTGGTTCCGTTGTAAGTGTTGATTCTGTTGATATTGGGGAGAAAATAGTTCTTATAAGACATGGAGAATCTCATAATGTTAAAAATAACGATGAAACCGATTGAGGACAGTCCGCCATTTATAAATGTTGGTCAGAATGTAAAAGTAGTCGATCTTGAAACTGGGGTCGATCTCAGTAAGGGCGTTCGGAATATTACAGTTTATATTAGGAAAGATGAATGGGTAACAGCTGTTCTTGAGTGTGAAGTAGGGGAGTTAGACTTGGTTGGTGTTGAACGTATACCAAAGGAGAAATAATATGGGGTTCAAGGAAAGTATTGTTGATGATCAATATAATAAACAAGATCGTAAAGATTTTTTAGAACTGCTCTACAGGTATAAAGAATGTGATAAGTGGGCTACTAAAATTTATGAGGACGTTGGAGTAATTCTGACATCTCATCCAGGTAATCGAGCTTTTCTTAAATCGTCGGTTGAGACACATAAAAAATTGGGTTATTGGATAACCCTTGCTTATGATAACTATTTAGATCCTGATAGAGAAGATATTACTTGGGATCAGGTAATGCCAAGTAGAGAGGTAATGAGTATGGTGGATACTCTTATAGTCCCTCATTATCAAACATGGGGCGGAGTATTATATCCTTACTTTTGGCTTCTCAGACTGGCGATGTCAACTATGAGGGATTTCAAATATATCTTTTGTAGTAATGGAGATTGTATTCTGGAGAAACCAGAAAATTTCCCTCAGATAATTGAAATGCTTGGTGATAATGATGTCATAGCTTGTGGTTGGGAGAGTGGTAGAATTTTTAACTCCACTTCTTTTCTTGCAAGATCTGAAGCAATTGTTGCCATTATGGATCACTTTCAAGAAGGATTTATACCACTCGAAGCTTATGAAAGGACTGCCCAGGAATATGGTAACTGTGAAGGAAGAATGGGTCGGGCTATATTGGATCTTGGGTTAAAAATTTCTGAGGTTGAGAATCCTAAAAACACTCAGCTCCATGAAAAGGGATATGGAACATGGTACGATGTTTTGGGGTTTCGACATATACATGCTGAGTATGGTTTTGCTTATAAATATCATACTATACCTCCTGAGATTGAGTATTTTGATAAAAAATATTTTAGAGCGGGTGAGTATGAATTAATTGAGAAGTATTGGAAGACTAAGGATAAAAAGTATCTGGAGGAATGGTGGGCTAAATGAGCACACACTGTTGGGGTCACGATAAGGATGTCCGAATAGAAGTTAATGATGATAATATTATATTGGTAAAGTTCGAGGATAGATTCAAAACTATAACTAAATGATAAAGGAGTTATATTATGAGTTTTGTAATAGATAAAGATCCAAATGCAACACTTGATTATGGTTTTAAATGGGAAGATTGGTTAAATGGGGATGTTATATCTGAAAGTGAGTGGATTGTGCCCGAAGGTTTAACAGAAGAGTCGTCTTCTTTTCAAATACAATAACTACTATATGGATATCTGGAGGAACACTCGGAGAGATATACACAGTTGTGAATAGAATCACGACAGTTGCTGGTAGAATAGATGATCGCACTTTGAAACTAAAAATGAAACAAAAGTAAAGAGACAATGATTGATACTGCCCGATTCAAAAAGATGGTATATGCCTTTGAACAAAAAATAGTAGTGGAAGGTTTTGTTCGAGAAAGGTTTTCTCAAATTCGGACTATTCCAAGAAAAGAAGGTAAACTTTCCAACCAGTCCTTTGGGAAAATGATGGGAGAATTTATAGATACACAGCGTCTTATTACATTAGATTATTATGGGTTTTTTAAGCGATCCAAAGGGCTGCTAAATCTCATTAAAAAAGAAGATGCAAAGCAAGTAAAGTCTTTTTTTATAAGTTTTGCATCAATCAAAATGGAAGATATTATTTTTTTAACCAATGATGTATCTGTTATTATGAATTTCCCAAGTTTGAAAAATGAGATACTTATTCATAGAGGATTTATAAAAAGGAATATGGGTGAGTTAGAAAAAGGAGGCCGGTTGGGGCAAACCTCCCCCCAAGAATAGATCGCCAATCGTAGGCCTTCTGAGACGGTTTAAAAACAATTTTACCATGCCTATAACACTCCCCAAATATAATCTTTATTCTATATATATACATTCGACTATTCCTGAGAGTTCTACAATATAAAACCCGATTCCCGATACAAATATAACAAGCCAAAATACTAAATAATAAGCCAAAACAACGCATAATTACCGCAAATTATAAGGCCTATGCTCTAATTACCGCATACAAACGCACGAGAAAGCGGCGCACCGGTTTTTTATATATAATTATGCGTCACAGACATATAATTACCGCATACAAACGCATATAAGGGGCACGGGGCAATATCACCGATTTTCGGCTATTTTCGGCTGTTTTCTAAAATAAACCGGTGTTTTTGGGCTTTTTTCATGCTGTAAAAACAGTAAGTTATAGGGCAAATAGAAAAAAGCGGTAAAACAAGGCGAAATAGCCGGTTTTCGGTGTTGCTATAACCCCCAGACAAGGTATAATAACTATAGTTCTTTTATATTGTAAGCGTTTTTTGGGGTTGATCGAAGCAACCTCGTCCGCCGGCGGGACCAGCAATCAGGTCGGCGGAAACCAAAAAAATCTTTGTGTTCTTTTAAACCCACCGGCAAAAGTTTCTGATTTCAAACGTACTAGGCTGAGTGATCCCTCCCTGACACGAACCAGGGAACAAAGGTTACGGCGATTGCTTAAAGGCAAAAAATGAGACCAAAGGCCGACACGAAGATCAGATAACCCAAGCCTGGATAAAAAAGAAATTGTTTATCATAGCTGTGGTTCGCTCGATTCTTCTTTTAAAAAATAGTTGAATCGGCTGCCTTTATACGAATATTTCTTTTATGGATATTATCCATAATCCAGACATAGCCTCAGGAAAAACAGAATACAATAATTCTAATTGGATAATGGCAATAGCTTTATTGCGATGACTGCCCAGCCTTTTGGCTTAAAACCTTTTAAGTTTTTGTTTTCTTGACCCTCCGCTAAGGAGTTTCCTCTAATTATAGAAAGATTCAGTTAGCCACCAAGTACCTAAATCCTACAACCATTTTCTCCATGAAAATAACCGGATTGAATTTTACAGTCCTTAGATAGTTTTCCGACTTTAGATCCTTAACTTCATCGTTAATTTGCTGAAGTTACACGATGGGCGGGTCGGTTTACTTCCTACTGACAAATGTAAATGTCAAGTAAATCTGCCATGGAATTGTAGAAAGACTGCGATGAATATTTTAAGTAATCGTACAGGAAGGTGCATCTCCCCACTAAAGATTTTATTTCTCCGCTGCTATTGGGTGAAGTTCTATCAACATATAAGAGAGCCTGACCAACCGAAAATAAAGTCCAGGGGATTCCTCCTCCTTAAAAAGTAAAGCCGAAACCGGAGATTTATTTCTCCGGTCTGCCAGGGGTTGGTTCCTGGTACTGATGAGGCAACCTAAAAATATTAATTTACTACAAGGAGGACTAAAATGAGTCTACTAATCAAATTGTCAAACATTCCAGATGACGTAATACCTGTTTTAAGATCAAATGATCATGGTGATATTTATTACAGGGGGATACCTGTAAAATATATTACAATAGCCCCAAAAAGCAGACTCAACGCAAAATACAGGATAACCACAGATAAAGGGCAATATAGAATTGATGATGGTCATATTGAAATTTGTTGATTATTTTACCATAAAACACAGGAAGAAGTCTAAACAAGCCGAAACTCCCTGTAACAGGGGAGTCTGCCAGGGATTGGTTCCTGGTACTGATGAGGCAACCTAAAAATATTAATTTACTACAAGGAGGATTTATTATGGAACTAAGAGTTTTTACTAAGACCGATTGGGAAGGTTTTGCGGGATGTGAATCCAGAAAACCAATGATTGGAAAAGTATCCATGAAAGATACAGAGGAAGCGGAAGGTATTGTAGAAGGTATTGTAGTGGTAGACGGACTCAGAGTAGAAATGTATTTCTTAGACGAAAAGTGTATAGATGAAGTTATATATTCAAAAGATTTTATAGATTTTGTAAATGAAGATGTTATAACAATAGTAAAATCATGGCCAAAAATGATTACCAAGGACTTCGTTGTCAGACGAGGATTTGAAGAATTTTGAAGAATATAAATAAAGCTGAAACTCCCTGTAACAGGGGAGTCTGCCCATGATGGTTCATGGGTACTGATGAGGCAACCAATATTAATTTACTACAAGGAGGATTTATTATGACGAAGACAAGTAAGAGCAAGAAAACTAAGGCACTTCCTAAAGAAGCAATTTCGGCCAAAGAAACAGCTAAGAAGGCTAAGGCCCAAATAGCAGCAAAAGACAAAAAGGAAGTTACCAAGAAACAGGCTAAGAAAACTAAAGCCAAGGTAGCAAAGAATGCAAAAGTTACCAAGAAAACTGTTAAAACAATTACGACTATTGATCCAAAAGTAGAAAAAGCGTTGAGAAGAAAACTTTTGAAAAATAGTAGAATGCTCAACGAACTCGAATTGCTTGATATTCCTATAGATCGCAACAGCAATACTGAAGAACTTAAAAAGCAGTTCGTAGCGGCCATGCGGGAGATAAATTCGTCGTTTTCCTCAAGCCGTAAACTTGCAGAACTCAGCAAGAGCACCACTAATCTTTTCGAATCACTGACCGGTAAGAAAGTAACCAAGGTAGCAAATGTTAAAGACAAAAAAGAAAAAAAAGGAGGGAAGACTATGCCTAACAAGCTGATAAAGAATGTAGAATCCAATAAGGAACTGAAGTCTAAGGTAACAGAGAGCATGTTGAATCATGAAATATCCAGACTCTGTTCTATGGACGATGATCAGATGAAGGCCAGGATCAAAAAAATAAAAAGTCCTGTCAAACTGGAAGCACTCCGGATCGCCTCAATGTGGTGTGGAGTAAGAAAGTTTGCACGGCTGGCTCGCATCAAAAGAAACGCTATGATGGTTTAATAAAGCCGAAACTCCCTGTAACAGGGGAGTCTGCCAGGGATTGGTTCCTGGTACTGATGAGGTAACCTAACAATATTAATTTACTACAAAGGAGGATGTTATGAAGAAAGAAACAAGAAGAGAAAGAGACAAAGAAATGATTAATGATCCCAGAAAATGGGGAACCTTTCCTTTTCTTCCAGTAATGAGAAAGATGAAGGGTAGCGGTGTTGAAGTTGGAATTATTTTGTCGGCAGGAGATCACCTTACAGTTTTTGATTGTAATTTGTTTATGCTTCCGGAAAAACTCTCCGACTTTGGGGATTTCGATAGATGGGACTACCGATCAATTGAGGATTTATTAGATGACGGATGGACAGTTGACTGAGATAAATTTTCTATTGTAGGGGAGAAGCATGGAAAAAAGAAGAAAGTTGCTACTACTACAGGCAAAAGAAAAACATCAACCAAACGCAATCCATTTTTGTGGGGTTGCCACAAGTTGGAGTCAATGTTTCACAATTGAAAATGGAAAACTATGCCTATGGTATAATTTGGAAAATAATACGAAGATGATGTTTGAAGGGGAGAAGCATGGAAAATAAAAAGAAATATCCGTTTGATCACACAACGGCAAACGGGCAAAAACGTCTTATGGCATATTCGAGAGGGTTAGATCCTGAAACATACATAGCCAAGCCTATTGATGTAACAAAACCAGGAGACTATGGCTGTGATCCGCTTGGAGATAATAAATTTAAAATGGTTCCCAGCGGAGATGTTGTAGATCTCAATGAAATGAGAAAGAGGTTAAATAAATGAAAAGCCTGATAGAGAAATCAAAAACAGTTAACCATATATGAAGTAAAAGGAAGATTTATTATGGTAAATAAAAGAATCATAGAAGCAAAGTTAAGAGAAAATTTGATGCTGCTGTCTGATGGTGATGAAGAGAAGGCCAAGGAATTATGGGAGGTATCAAAAGGTGACGATCTAGACGCGCTAATGATCAGAACCAAGATTTTTAAGGATCTTGGTTATTGCTTCAAATGCGGTAGAAAGTTGGATTTCGTTGTTGAGACCAATGGCATTCCGCATTGCCTTGGACCTTGTGAATTATCCCGGTGAATTATCCCGAACTTCCTTGGATCTTGTGAATTCAACAAGGAATATAAATAAAGTCGAAACCTCCCGTAAAAAGGAGGTCTGCCAGAGATTGGTTCCTGGTACTGATGAGGCAACCTAATTTTAATTTACTACAAAGGAGGATTTATTATGACAAAGAGATACCCAATTAAGTGTTACGTGCTAAAGGCAGTCCAAGAAATAAGTTCTGTGTTTATGGATTGTGGAAGAGAAACATTTACTAATGCTGATATCTTTGAAGAACTAAGAAAGGGTGCCCAATTAAATATCAAACAAAGAGATGTTGCCACCATAATGGCTAGATTTTTCATAAATGGTGGGTTCGTTGAAGAATGCGGAACAGAAATTATTTCTGGTAAAAGAGTAAAATGCCGAAAATTAACTCAAAAGGGAATCAATACAAACTGGAAAAGGGTCCCATCAGAAAAACAGATTTCAAGAGAAAACAGTTCAACTTTTGCTGATAATGAGACCGAGAAAGGTCCTGTACAGCCTGTAGATCCTGTACAGGCCATAGATAAAGAATACGGGGCAGCTAAAAGAGATTTAGATGAGTCAGAAGATGAGAAACCAGAACAAATTGATTTGGCTGAAGCATTGATCAACTACGTTGACGATCTAAAGAAACGAATCTCCCTGTGGGAGATGAAATGTAGAGATCTTCAGTACAAACTTGAATCTACCGAAAATGAATGGAGAAGTACAGTAAGAAGTAAAAATAAAACCATAGAGAATCTAAATCAAAAGATTATAGCCTTACGAAACAGAATCAACAAAGGTTATAATCTTAAAGAAACAAGGCTATTGAAAGACGTAGCCAAATTCAGGGGAAAATAAAGCTGAAACTCCCTGTAACAGGGGAGTCTGCCCATGATGGTTCATGGGTACTGATGAGGCAACCAATATTAATTTACTACAAAGGAGGATTTATTATGGCAAAGAAGGTAGAAATCACTTTTGGAAACGATGGGTCAGTAAGGGTTGAAGCATTTGGTTTTAAGGGAGCCAGTTGTGAAGAAGCAACTGCTTTTCTTGATACCCTATTTGAGATTAAGAAAAGGAATCACAAAGATTCTTACTACGAGCAGTCTGAAAAAATTGCTGATGGTCTACCAAGCGGATGGTGTGGATAATAACAAAGCCAAAAATAAAAAGGAGAACGAAATGAGTCATGTATCAAAATACAGTACGATTATTAGGGATACCAGCCTGTTCTGCAACAAAGCAGAGAAACTTGGCCATGAAGTAATCCAGGGTGATCAAATAGTGAAATTGTTTTCAACACTAATTGCCTGTGTTGCATCGGTAAAGGTGAAGGGCTGGTGTTACCCTTTGGCAATTACTGAAGCAGGGGAAATTCTTTATGATCATTTTGGTTCACAGCAAGGATCCATGGAGAATTTTCACGGGCTTATAAAAGACTATAATGAAGAAATGGTTATTCAAAACATTCCAATTGATTTAATTCAGACCTTCTATACTGAAGATATTAAAGAGGGTACAAAGCTCGTGCTTGAATATAAATAAAGTCGAAACCTCCCGTAAAAAGGAGGTCTGCCAGGGATTGGTTCCTGGTACTGATGAGGCAACCTAAAAATATTAATTTACTACAAAGGAGGATGTTATGAAGAAAGAAATTATCAATTATCTCAGAGCTGGTTTCCCTGCAATCTGGCTTCAAACACCAGAACCGAATAGGGTAAGGAAAAATGTCTATACATCTTTACAAGAGTTTGTTCGGAAAGATGGTAAGGGTTATAATATCATCGAATGGACTAATACATTGGATCCAAACCCTTTGAAATCAATTCAACAATTGATTAAATCAGATCCATGTACAATATTATTTGCGTACAATTGGCATTGGTATGCAGATAAGCCACAGCTTATTCAATTACTGCAAGATAACATGCCAATTTGGGCAAGTCAGGCAAAGGCATTTATTGCTGTATCACCGCTGAACAAAATACCAATCGAATTGGAAAAGGATTTTGTTCTTTTAGATATGCCTTTGCCTGATGGAATTGAGATTGATGAGGCTATTAAAAAGATAGCAATAAATCAAAATCAAATCCCCAAAGGCAAAGACCTTGCAAGATTGATTTCTTCATGTAGAGGATTAACAAAGGCTGAACTGGACTCGGTTCTGGCATTGTCGCTTATTAGTAATGGCAATAGTTTTGACAAGAAAATTATTAATAAATATAAAACCATGGCAATCCAGAAAACTGGTTTCTTAGATGTTTTGCCACCGACAATGAACTTCTCGGATATAATAGGTTATAATAATATCAAAAGTTTCATTCTGGAAACGATAGATAACCCGAAGGCTAAAGGTATCATGACCATCGGACCTCCAGGATGTGGGAAGACCTCGCTAATGAAGGCAGTAATTGGAGAGACTGGTAAGTTTGGCCTATCGGTGAATATGGGAAATCTGTTTAGCAAATATCAAGGTGAGACTGATCAAAATATAAATAAAGTGATCAAGATAATCACTGCTATTGGGGATTGTTTCGTGCTCATTGATGAATTTGAAAAGCAGTTTGCTGGTGCTTCGAGTGATGGAAGCTTGGATAGTGGCACTACCAGAAGAGCAACAGGGCGTTGGCTTGAGTTTTTGCAAGATAGGCCAAAAGGTGTTTATATCTGTGGAACAGCAAATTCATTTGCTGGCATTCCCGGAGAATATCTTAGACCTGGACGGTGGGATTCTTCTCCATTCTTTATTGACCTTCCTGCTAAGAAAACCAAATTGCAAATCCTAAAATACTATCTCAACAAAGCCAACATAAAGGTTACCAGAAAGGAATATCCAGAGATGGATCAGTATACTGGTGCTGAGATAGAAGCATTAGTACATATTGCTGATATGCGAAACATGTCGTTGAAACAGGCAAGCTATTGTATTCTACCTCAAGCAAAAACAAAGGCAGAAGATATAACTGCTCTTAGAGCTTGGGCAAAAGGTAGAACAATCCCAGCCGAGGCAATTCCGCCTGTTGGGAGCATTAAAAGAAACATCGATCTATAAGTCAAAATCCGAAACTCCCTGTAACAAGGGAGTCTGCGTAAGATTGGAACTTGCGTACTGATGAGGACACCTAATCAAAAAATAAAATAAAAAGGAGGAGTACTATGGCAGAAGAAAAACTCACGTTTGGGAAGTCTAAAATGGGGACAGTACATATTCTTCAAAATGGTAAGGCTAAATGTGACAAAAAAATTGTAACTATAACAAGCGATCCTAAGCTAAAGATTAAGGATGTCACATGTAGTAAATGTAGAAAGTATAAGGTTTTTCAACAGCATTTGAAAAATCCAGAAGTGTCTACCGCTGAACATAAACCGGAACCTGTGTCTGAACCGGAACCTGTGCCTGTGCCTGTGCCAGACCCTGCGCCTGAAGTTAAAGAAAAACCTGAGCCAAAAACTGAGGGAAAGAGAAAAGACATCGGAATAAAAACTAAAATAGATAAGTCTAAAGAAATCTCTGAACAGATTGAACATAAACCGGAACCTGTGTCTGAACCGGAACCTGTGCCTGTGCCTGTGCCAGACCCTGCGCCTGAAGTTAAAGAAAAACCTGAGCCAAAAACTGAGGAAGTTCCTCTTGGCCCACAATTTATAATAAGGTCAATCAATAGGGGCATGGGTGAGAATATCTGCATCGTTCATAAGCCAACCGGAAAGTTCTTCTTTGAGGGATTGCATAAGATGGTTGTCTACGATGTAATGAAAGCTTTAAATGGAATAAAAGATCAATGGTTATCGGAAACAGATCCGATGCCGAAGAACTTTGCCAAAAGATGTAGAAAGGCAATCAGACTTGCATACGAAATCTGTGACATCGACATACCATCTGGCTTGAGAAAGTCTAAAGATGGTTCTCGAAGCAAAATCAAAAAACAACGTCAGAAGGAAAAGAAATCTAAGAGAAAGATTAAGCGAAGACCAAAGGCGAAGATTGAGACAGCACCCAGAAAGATTAAGAGAAGAACAAAGGTAAAACCTGCTGCTTTCCAGGCCAGAAAGATTAAGCGAAGGCCAAAGGCGAAGAATGAAGTGGTTGAAAAAGAAGTTAATGAGGAAATCATCTCTGAAAAGAAAATTGCAAAGATGGAGAAGATTGTTAGAAAAAAAATAGAGGAAGGATCTATCTTTATAGATATGATCCAAAGCATCATCACTATGTTTGATGTGGACGAAACGACTGCAGATAAAATGATAAGACAAACTGTTACTGAAATGACCAGAGGACAGGGAATACCCGTTTTTATAGCCCTTGCAAAGACAGTAGAAGACGATTTTTATTCATTATAATAAAGCCGAAACCTCCCGTAAAAAGGAGGTCTGCCCATGATGGTTCATGGGTACTGATGAGGCAACCTAACAATATTAATTTACTACAAAGGAGGATTTATTATGAAACCAGAACAACTACAGGAAGGGGCTTTCTGTCAACTAAAAATTGGGCGGTGGGATGCGAGTGTACGTCTTCCAAAAGGAAAACTTGGAGACAAGGTACCAAAGAATATTATAAGAGCAACCCAAGACCTTATCGATGATAGAACACTCCTTAACGATATTGCTACAATAAAAAGGGCAGCAAAGGGATACCTGGTGAGAAACTCACTTCCGTTTAGTATGGATGGAGTTTTTTGGGTTAACAAAGAGCAAATTCCTGCGTTGGATGAAAAGTTCAAAGAATTTGAAGTTGAATATAAAAATCGTTTAGACAAACTTGTTAGAAATTATATCAAGATGAAAAATGATTTTAGAAAAAAGTATCCAACTTATTACAACGGATCAAAGTATCCGACTGCTTCTAATCTTAGAAGAAAGTTCTATTTTAAGTGGCAGTTTTTTCAGTTTACTATCCCAGACAAAAAGATGAATATTCTGCCTCCGTCTATCTATAAAAAAGAAAAAGAGAAGATGTTGAATTTAGTGAAAGATATGGAAGAGATGACAATAACGATGGTAGGCAATCTGTTAATCAAAAGGGTTCAGAAGCTTTCAAAGCAATGTGTGACCGGCAAGATTAATGGTAATACAGTCAACTCCATAGAAAAATTTATGGGTCGTTGGGATACCCTATGGGGGGATTATGTTGATGAAAAGAGAATGAAAACTGCTATGAAAAAGATGAAGGAGGAAGTCAAGAATATGAGTACAGAGCGACTCAATAATAATGAAGACTTCAGAAACAAAATGGCAGGTAGTTTGGAATCAGTAATAAACCAAATCAAGAATATACCAGGATTCGAACTTAAGAGGAAGTTGGACATCTAAAATTGATACTGGAACGGAATAAAACCCGTTCCAGTATTTCTGTTTTGGGAGTAATCGAATCTAAAGGCATATGACTCCTCTACCTTAGAACTTTCCTTAGTCAAAAAAAAATATAATAAGGATTTGGATATGAAAAATAAACATACCTGCAAATATTGTAAGTACTGGACGGAATCAAAAGTGATAAAAAGGGTTAAGGCAAAAACCGGCCCAGATTATTTAAGAAGAAAGTGTAAATATCGAAGAAAACTAATAGATCTAAACACAGAATCATGCAGATTCTTTAACCCTCAAATTTTCTGGTGTAATAATTTCGAGTATAGAGTTGATTTTATAACTTGTCTCCTAAGGCGAAGAAACATTCTGGAACTTGAAACATGGAAGGTCTGTAAAAAATGTAGGCAATTTGATACAGAAGTAAAAAACATAGTAATTGATTATTGGGTTAATGGAGTAGAAGTAAGAATCCCAAAAGCAGAAGACATAATAAAACGAAAGACAAGAAAAGAGCTAAGAGAACATGTCAAGAAAAAGATTAAAGATATGGAAGATACAATAGGCAAAAGGAAGATAAAAAGGAGAAGCAAGATTAAACCTGAGACCAGGAAAATAAAGAGAAGAACGAAAACATCCAAAGTCAGAAAGATTAAGAGAAGATGTTAAACAAGAACCAAAAAAAATTCATAAGAAAAAAAGTCAGGATGCTTGGAAGCTTTAAGAAAACAAAATTGTTTTATTGCAGTAATTGTGTAGTAGATAATTTTGCGAAGGAATATGCGATCAAAATATGGGGAATGAAAAATGCCAAAAAGAAAAAAGAAAAAAAGGAAGAAGGGCAAAAGGGGTAAAAGAATATCAGAGCAAAACTATATCAATGCATATAATATAATGTATGGGCAATGGACAAGTATTGCCCCATGTGATTATATAGAAGGAGAAAAGGATGCTAACGAGCCGAGCTATATATCGACGGAAGTTATTATTTCTGATATGGTTTCAGCAGAGGAACAAGTAATCAAAAAACAAGAGTGGCATAATCTATCAGATGAAGCAAAAGAAATAATTACTACAATAGTGTTTGGGCCATCAGAAATTCTCGAAATAATAAAAACCCCTCAACGCAAACTACTCACCAAAAAAAGTATAATGAAATATTTTAGACAAATTTGGAAAAGTAAATTCATTAGCGGCTATACAATAAAGGAAATAGTCAAGTGGGTAAACCAACTATAACGATAATAGATAGTATACATTGTAAGGCGAACAAAGAAGCACGGAAGGCTATTCTCCCTGCACTCAAGTATGAGAGCACTGTAACAAAACGTGGTAGATATGGCCGAAGGGTAATAACTAAAAAGGTATCTTACATGGTAACCGGCAGGGCAGGGACTGCCGGTACCTTCCTGACAGGCTTACTACCAAGAATAAAACTTTTCTGTAAACAAAAAAATATAGACATCTTAATCACTGGTGAGGAAAACATCGAAGTTCTACCACCTACAAAAAAGCCAAAGCTAAATGGTATCGTTTTTAGACCAGATCAAAAAAAAGCACTAAGAGCAGTAAGGAAGTATAATACTGGGAGAGTAGTGTTCCCAACAGGAAGTGGGAAAACAATTATTGCATGCGGCATAATTGCTATGTTTGATGGGTATAGAGTTTTGTTTCTATGTCATACTAAAGACTTAATAGAACAAACACTTGAGCAATTCAAAAAATATTTTGCAAATAGAGATATATTTATAATTGGTGCTGGCTATAAAACAAAATGGGGTACAGTTAAAAAGTCTGAGAGCCCAATACTATTGGCAACAATACAAAGTTTTTCAAAATTAGAACCAAAAGACTACACTGCTTTTTTTGATATAACAATAGTCGATGAAGTTCATCATTTATCTTCAAGGAAGAGCCAGTATGGAAAGGTAATGGAAAGAAATTTATCTCCACGCAAATATGGCCTTACAGCTACTATACCAACCAAGCAAAAAGAGATATTAATTAATGAAGGGTTCTTCGGAGAGACAATAGCTGAGCTAAGTATAAAGAAAGGAGTTAAGAAGGGTATAATAGCAAAGCCAAAAATAAATCTAATCCCGGTTCCACCACAGGCATCAATAATAAAAATATCAGGTGGCAAATATAAAAATTACTACATCTATGGGATAGTAAAAAATAAAAAGAGAAACATGCTCATTTGTAGAGAAGTACAGAGAAGTTTAAAAAGAGGAGAAACTACATTAATTATAATAGACAGAACAGAGCATGGATTCGAGATACAATCCTTACTAAAGCAAAATAAAATACATGCCCCATTTGTTTATGGAGCAACAGATAAGGTAGAAAGAGAAAAAGCAAAAAACAGTCTAATTAAAAGAAAAACAAAAGTAGTAATTTGTTCAAAGGTATGGAAGGAAGGGATCAATATTCCATCACTAAACCATATAATAAATGCTGCGGGTATGAAGGAAGAAAAGGGTGTTTTACAAACACTTGGAAGAGGATTGAGAACTACAAAAAATAAAAAAACAGTAAGGCTCACAGACTTTTTAGATTGCTATAAATACCTGGCAGAGCATACAGTACAACGGATGCAAGTATATGTTAAACAAGGCTGGATATAGATATTCTAAATATTGGGTAGACCCCGCCCATAAAAACCCGGTTTAGTCGGGCTAAGAACGCCTACAGTAGACGATCTTTTCAAAGGGTAGGGAAAGGTAAGGGGCGAAAAAATATGACCTTTAAATAGGCTATACCACAAATGAACATAATAGACTTCTTAGAAGATAATGGAATTGAGTTTTGGACCAAAGGTAAAAATGTATCTCCGGGATGGATTAATATCCAATGTCCATTTTGTGATGATGGCTCAAACCATCTTGGAATAAAAATAACGGATCTCAGAGTAAATTGTTGGAGATGTGGCGGACACAATATTATTAATCTCATTAAAAAAATAACAAATGCTCCATATCCGGAAGTAAAATCTATATTCAAATTATTAAAGCAGAACCTGGGGGCGGGATACATTCCTCCTTTTGAAGATGCCTCATCAACATCAACAACTTCGGAAATTGCTATCCTGCCCCCAGAATCTAAAGTGGTATTTCCAAAACCACATCTAAACTATCTCAAAAGCCGTGGTTTTAAATACCCCAAAAAATTAATTAAGAAGTATAAACTGCTGGCAACCAATACTGTAGGAGATTATAAGTTCAGAATTATAATTCCTATTTATATAAATAGGAGTCTTGTTTCATTTACTTCAAGGGATATAACCGGCCAACAGGATATAAAATATAAAACAGCTACTCCAAAAGAATCAATTATCGATCCAAAAGGGTGTGTTTATAATTATGATACTCTTACTAAAGGATGTGATGCGATAATTGTCGAAGGACCTGTAGATGTTTGGAAGATGGGGAAAGGTGCAATATCTATTTTAGGGATAAAGCATACTCAAAAGCAATTAGTTCTTATAAAGAAGAAAAAGATAAGGAATTTATTTATCATGTTTGATCGGGGTAAAAAAGAAAAAAGAGCTGCCCATAATCTTGGTAAGGTATTTGCCCCGCTTGTTAAAAAGGTTGAAATTATAACTTTGCGCAAAGTGGGAGATCCAGGAGAACTAAAAGAAGAAGAAGCTAAAGTAATTAAAAAGCAATTAGGATTTACTACATGAATAAACTTTCTATTATAAAGTATAAAAAAAATATCCCGATAATTGCGAAGCAATTATCCTCTTTTGCGAAGCAAAAGATTAAAATAAATATAAACATAACTATACTATACATAACCCTCATTTTAAGGATATATATATAAAAAAACCTCTTATTATATATATATACTTCGTATATATAATAAGGGTTTTTATATATCCTTTTAATTATGTTTTAAATTATGTTTTTTCTCCGCGCGCGCGAGCGCGAGGGTGAAAAACTTTTTGTAATTTTATTTTTGACAGCAGGTTAAAAAATGAAAAGAATAATTATACCAAGAGTTGGAGAAAAACTAAAATATCCTTTAGTTGGCTCTGGCAAAATAAAACGTATATTCAAAAAAAAGAAGAATTTCAAAAAAGATGATTTCCTAAATTTAAAAATAAAGCGGAAGAGAATTTTACCATCGGAAGTAAATAAATCCAAAGAAAGTAAAATATTTTTTGGGACATCATCTGCTAAGATTATTTTTGAATTTTGGAATACATTAGGGCATCCGTTTGTAAGGCATCGTCCGGTTTGGAGCAGAACAACATCCCTTGCCGTTGAACGAATAAATACCTATTTAGAAAGAGATGGCAAAGAGAAAATAATTGAAGCGATAAATACCATAAATTTTACATTCAAATCCGGCTGGTTCAAATATAAAATTCTTATTGGCAAACAAAAGCTATCTCTGCCTGATTTTTTCTCATACGATAGCAATAGGTATAAAGTTTTTAGCCGACAAATTAAAGACCTCCCGAGATCTTGGTACAAGGAGTGCCTAAAAGGGAAGGAATTTATGGAGTTAAAATATTCATTCTTGCTTAAAGATAAATATCCGATAATAACAAAAAGGATAATTGACATATGGAAACTTTATTCCGATGCTCCTCCAGAAGATAGTGCTAAAACACATAACAAGATGATAGAAATCTCTAAGCGACTACAGGGATTTTGCAAAGCAAACGATCTCAATTGGATGACAATAGCAGATATCATAGATAAAATGCTTAACGATTGGAGAACTTATAAACCAAAACACTTGGGATATTTGGGAAATGATATCTTTTGGCAAGACATATTACCAAAGGAACTTATAAGATACGGATTAGCTGATAAGGGCAAAAAATGGGTAAGAATTTAAAGCCTTGTTAGAGGGAGTTAGACAATCGGTTGGGGCAAACCTCCCCCCAAGAATAGATCGCCAATCGTAGGCCTTCTGCCCCCCATTAAACGGGCTTTTTAAAGATGAGATATGAGATATATTACAACCAAATAGGGAGAGGAAGTCAAATATGATCACAAGGGAAAGAATAAATTTAGAAAATGAGTTTATCATAATGGCATATATGATAATGGATCGTGATGTTCTCTCCGCAATATTCAATAGGTATAAATCTGGAGAATTAAAAACAAGACATTTTACACCGGCATTTCAAAGGGTATTTAGGTGGCTTATAATATTTTATTCTAAACATAAAAAGCCTCCGAAGAGGACGATTAAGAATCTTTATGATAAATACAAGAAGAATCTAAACAGGGAAACTAAAGAGATCATAGAAGATTATCTTGATAGGTTATCAGATGAATATGTAAAATTCCAAGAGGAAAACATAGACTTTGACTTCATTAATTCAGAGATAATCCCTGATTTTATACGTGAGAGGGAAATTGCTGATAGGATAGAAAAAGCACAACTAAATCTTGACAGGGGAGAATTTGAAGAAGCAGAAAAAATTATATCTACCTATTCATCAGTATCATCAGAAGTAGAAGATCAAGAACTTGGAACGATTATTCCTTATACGAAAAAAGATGTCAAAAAAAACATGTCTGATAAAATATCGTCAAGACAAATTATATATAAATTCGATGGTGATCTTGGGAATCTCATTGGTCCTCTACAACGTGGTTGGCTGGTGGCAATAACGGGAATAGAAAAAGCAGGAAAGAGTTTTTTACTTCAAGAGATGGGATATACTGGAGCACTATATCAAAAGCAGAAAGTTTTATATATTAATCTTGAACTCCCACCCTCACTGGCAAGGAGCAGATCATGGAGAAGACTAAGTACCACCGGGAATAAGAAAGTGTTAAAACATATATACCCAGTTTTAGATTGTGAGAATAACCAAAATGGAACGTGTAAAAAAAGAAAAAGACCTCTCAATAAAACATCTTTATTTCGGAGTAAAGATGAAATTGTTTATTGGAAGGATAGAAGGAATTGGAAGATATGTCAGAAGTGTCGGTTTGAGAACATAAGAAAAAATGCGGCAAGAACTAAAAGATTTATACCGACAATTTGGTTTGACCGAATGAAAGTAAAGAAAGCAACACCGGAGGGTGTTATATCTTCCATCGAAGATAATAAAATGATGCGCCTGACAAATTTTAGAATAAAGTGTTTTCCACGATACTCTGTAACCTTTGATCAAATATATGATTACATATTGAGGTATATAGAGAAGTCTGCGTGGATGCCAACGATGATAATATTTGATTACTTGGATGTTTTAGCAAAGGAAACAGGTACGACAAACAGAATAGATGATGTTGATGTAAAATGGAAGAAAGCATCCAAACTTGCTGGTGAACTTGACTGCCTTGTGATAAATGCAGATCAGGCAGTAAAAGCAGCCAGAACCCAATATGCTTTAGATCAAATGTCAACAAGTGAAAATAAACTGAAAGATGCGCATCTTGATTTAAGAATTGCGATAAATAAAACGGAGGATGAAAAGGAACTCGGAGTTGCAAGGATGGGTGTGTTATTTCATAGACATGAAGACTTCAACATGAAAAAAGAAGTGTTAGTTACCCAACGATTAGAAACAGCTCAAGCTATGCTCGACAACGCAAGACTTTATACAAGAGGAAAAAAGTATCGTGTGGCAAAGAGCGAATTTTAAAAACAAGGAGGGATAATATGGAGATTAAGTATAGATATAAGGGCGAGAAGCGATGGTTTTATGTTGATTGTTATGGAACCATCATAGATGCCATAAATAAAATTTTAGAACTTCGTAGACAGGGATATGATGCGTATTTGGCTTAGCATTTTGTCAGGTAAATTTATGGCAATAGAAATAAAAAGGTAATGTGATTGGAATATAACATATTATAATATGTTATAACTTGTGAAAAGGTAACTTTAACAGCAGCACAAGGGAGGTGATAATGAATAGATAGCAATAGCTGTAATTGTAAATAGATAAACCAAATTAATTATTATTTAACCAAAAAGGAGGAAGTAAAAATGGCAAGTAAAAAAGAGATCATCAAGATGGCAAAAAAACTTAACAAATTGGATTTGACTGAAGAGCCGGTTCTTGTTAAGGGTAGGGTTGATGATATAAAAGAGTCATTCATCGAAGCAATTGAAGAGATTGATGATGATGGTGCTATCGAAGAAGTGGATGAGAAGATCATTGATTTCTATGAATCCATGATTGACGACGAAGACGATGACGAAGACGATGACGACGGCGATGACGACGGCGATGACGACGGCGATGACGACGGCGATGACGACGACGATGACGACGACGATGACGACGACGATGACGATGAGCCCAAGGCCAAAAAGGGAAAGAAAGCTAAGGCCAAAAAGGGAAAGAAAGGAAAAAAGGGTAAGGGCAAGAAAAAGAAAGACGATGACGACGACGATGACGATGAGCCCAAGGCCAAAAAGGGAAAGAAAGGAAAAAAGGGTAAGGGCAAGAAAAAGAAAGACGATGTAGAACTGCCCAAGGGCCTTAGGGTCGGAACAATCCCTGCTGACTTGTATGAAGCTATTGCTGATGGCGGGGGCGAGATAACTCTTGGAGAGCTTGCGGAGATTTTTGGCAAGAAGAAAAAGAAATCTCCAGAGAAATGCATGAACCCTACATTCAAACAGGTTGTGAGGAAGGTCTCAAAGGTCGTTCCTATCACTGTTAAGCTCGAAGGTGATGAGTCTTCAATGACATTTGAAATCACCAAAGACGATTAACCCGGCCACCGGTAATTTATAAATAAAAATAGCTGCTGGCTTAACATTGTCAGCAGCTATTTTTCTCATCAAATCAAAATCAACCTAAGGAGTAATATACATGGCATCAAAATCAATTATAAAAACAAAGAATTTTCTAAACACTTTGAAGCGAGTATACCTTGGCGGTATAATAGAGGAATGTGTTTTAGAAATCAATAAGGGGAAATGTCTTATCGAAGCAGTTGATATGACAAATCACCTTATTGTCCTTATTGAGAAATCCATTATGTCAAAGGATGTTGATAAAACTAATCTTGGCATTGGCAATATGGATATTCTAATTAAGTTCCTGGCTACGATAGAGGATGATAAGCTGGCATTTAGGAAAAGGAGAAATAAAATATTTATGCAAAGGGGAGATCGTAAAAGGTCTCTTGAATATTTGCTAACGGATGAGGAGCTCATATCAACACGGCTTAATATTGGTGATGGCGGCAAGAAGGAGAAAGAGAATACGAAAAAGAAGATAGCAGAAATGATGGATTATAGTGTTGAGTTAACCCAGTCGTTTATAAAAGACTTTCTGTCTTATATTGGGTTCCTCAAAACCAAAAGTGTTATGATAAAGTATAACAGCAAGAAGGACCAAGTGTTGTTTACATGTGGCTCAATAAATGATCACAGGTTTCGGCTGATACTGGACAGCTCTGTGGAAACCAGTGAGAGTGATGACATATTTGGCATTAAGGTTAATGGTGATTACTTGTCCAGGATACTTTCTGTTATGAATTTTAGTGGGGGTGAAGATGAACCCCCAACACTTTCTTTTGCAAAGGAAAAACCGATAATGATAGAGTATGAGGGAGCAGTATGGGCATTGCTACCTCTTGATCTTGAAGAAGAGGAAGAATAAAATGGGAACCAAGTTATCAGACCTCATTTGGTATGAAAAATATAGACCTACGGATATGGATGATCTAATATTGCCTTCAAATCATAAAAAGGCAATAAAAAAATTTACCAAAAAATTAGAGATTCCTCACCTTCTTTTCTTTGGCCCACCTGGTTCCGGCAAAACGACAATAGCTATGATCTTAATCAACTCAGTAGCATCAGCAAGATTAATCCTAAATGCAAGCAGTGAAGATAGAGGGATAGATACAGTCAAAAAACGGGTTAAGCAGTTTGCATCTTCAAAAAAAGGAGGCCGATTGCTAAATGTGGTTTTTTTTGATGAGGCAGATGGGTTAACACCGGATGCACAAAGAGCACTTAAGAATCTGATAGAAACCTACCATAAAAATTGCCGGTTCATATTTACGTGTAATGAGATTACCAAAATAACAGATCCAATATTATCAAGATGTATGTCCTTTCACTTTAATACTGTCTCAAAAGAAGTTCTAATGTCACATATAGAAAATATTTTAGAAAGGGAAAATATAAAATACAAAGTGAGAGACATTAAAAAGATAATAAATTATAGTTATCCAGATATAAGGGCAACGATAAATGACATTGAACTCTGTAGTATTGGTGGCAAACTTGATATCAAAATGCTAAGTAAGATTTTCAATATCAAAACTCTTAAATCTTTCAAGAAGTGTATTCAGAAGGGTAAGCTATTTGCCTTGAGAAACATGTGGGCGGGAACAGGGGATTTCACATGGCTTTATAGATATTTATTTAACATCTTTTTACCAGAAGTAAAGGGAGATGAGAAGAAAGAAATGGCAATAATAATTGCTGAATATCTTTATAGGGATAGAACAGTAGCTGACAAAGAAATAAATATGGCAGCATGTTGCATAGAAATAATGAATTTACTTGGGACAGAAATAGATTTTAAAAAACCTTATTAGTGGATATGTGGTATGAAAAAGACAAACCCATTTGAAGAAGTGCTAAATCTTATAACATCAAAGGAAGATGTTGAAGTGGACAGTCCTTTTTTTGTTAATAAAATATTAAGTTATCAGCCTGACAGTGTACTAATGGCAATTGAAATGAATAAATATATTGGCAAAATACCAAAATGGTTAACAGATAAACTATTTAATTTGGGCGTTAAAAAAAGACGTGGCAAACCATGGTTGAATTATCCAAAGAAGGGTGTTAAGAAAGGGAATCTATTGAGGTCGAAAATATGCAGACACTTCTGTGTGAATAACTATCATGCAGATCAAATAATAGAACTGCTACGAAATTATGGGGAGGAACCAGAAAAATTCTTTGGGTTGAAGAAAGGGGAGTAATGAGAGATATTACACAGTTTATAAAAAAGCGGTCCCATGAGGAATCATTGATAAAGAAGTTCATTTCTCTTTCCAAGAAAGTAAAATCAAAAAAAGAATTAAGGGAATTAGAGATGAAGCTATTGCGACCGAAGCCAATTCCAAAATACATGGGTCAGAGAACTTCAGGCCGGTCGCCCTTTAAAAAAAGATCCATAATCATAACATTCCCTAATGAAGGATATATTGACAAGATTTCAAAAATATGTAGGGTTGGAAAATATATTGAGAATAACACAAGTGATTCAGGATTTATAGTTGAAATTCTCAATTTGTTTGAGTCCGGAAGGCTTGTTTGGGATAAGAAGAAACAGAAATATTATTTAAAAACAAGAAGGGGAAGAATGTTAAGAATATAACAAAGGAGTCATAATGTTTGAAAAGACTAAACTATATGAGGAGATTATAAAAGATTGCAAGGATTTTGTAAAAAGTAATAAGGGTATGAAGATAGATGGGAATAACCCAAGAGCATACACATATCTAAGCCCGAGAGTCAGCTCGGAGTATATGGATTGCAGCATGCCGTTAACGTTTGACAGCTATTCTCATTGCCATCCGGCTGGCACTTTGGTAGAAACACCTAACGGAAGAATACCCATTGAAGATATCAATATTGGAGATGAAGTTATTTGTTTTTCAGTCAAAGATAACAGTACAGAAATATCCGAGGTTATAAATAATTTTAAAAGGGAAGTTACATCTACGATATTGATAGAAACAGAAGATGGAGACATGTTGGAATTAACGGAAGACCATCCGGTGTTTGTTATTAATCAAGGGTGGATAATGGCAAAAAGATTAACAGAAAATGATGTTATTCTAAAAATAGAGCGATAAACATATGAAGAAATTATCAGTGATCCATAAAAATAATATATCTAAAGGATTAAGAAGAAGTGAAAAGCATAGAATGTCCCAAATGGATAAAAACGTATATGGAGAAAATAATCCGAATTGGAGACCAAAAGTTATATACCAATGCCCTGTTTGTAATAAAAAATTATTGGTTACTGAGAAAAAATTTTTGTACATGAAAAAGAAAGCTCGTACATGCTCAAGACAATGTGGTAATATAATAGGAAGAGAGAAGATCAGGGGCAAAAGTAGGCCAGATGTTTCAGAAAGAATGAAAAGGGACAACCCGATGTTTAACCCGTCTATTGCTTTAAAGATGTCAATATCTCTAAAGAAAAGATTTGCTTCTGGAGATCTTGACAATCTCAAAAAGAAATTAGTTATATCAGGGAGAAGGAACAGGATTAAAAGTAACAAGAAGATAAGGAATAGAAAGAAAACTGCTATCAGAATGAAAAAAAACAATCCAATGTTTGACAAAGAAGTAGCTAAAAAAGTTTCGAGATCTCTAATTTTAGGATATAAGAATGGAAGTATTACTCCACCAGAACTTTCAGGAAGCAGGTTTAAGAGGGGATATTTTATAGACAGGTATGGGAGCACACATCATTACGATAGTGGGTGGGAATTAAAGAGGATGGAGTTTCTTAATAGTTTTAGAACTATAAATTGGGAGAAAAACAAAAGTTTTAAAGTTGGTTATTTGTTGAATGGAAAATATAAAAATTACTTTCCAGATTTTGTTATTAGCAGAAAAGGCTCAAATAAAATAATCGTAGAAGAAATTGGATTGTGGATAGGCAATAAAGAGGTCAAAATAAAAAGAGCAGAAAAATACTTTCAAAGGAAAGGGATAAAATATGTCGTATTGTCAAAAAAATCAGAATTACAAAACAAGACATGGTAAGGAATTGAGAGAAGTCAAAATAAAGAGAATTACATTTAAGAAGAAAATAGTAAATGTATATAACTTCCGAGTCAAATACCCATATGAAAATTTCTTTGCGAATAAAATCCTGGTTCATAATTGCAGCTTGTCTTGTTGTTATTGTTTCTCCTATATGCAGAAAACTAACAATCCAAGTTTCTCAGTTAAACTCCATGCTGTAAATCCAAAAAAAATGATAGAAGCAATGAGCGGGAAATCAACAGATAGAAGAGGAAAGATGTTCTATGATCATTTTTATAAGAAAAGATTTTTACTTCATTGGGGCGGGTTGTCTGATCCATTTTGTAATTTTGAAAAAGCAAATGGCATCAGTTATTCGATCATTGAGTATCTGGCAAAGGAAGCATACCCAACGCTGTTCAGTTTCAAGGGGAGTGCAATATTTAGACCCAAATTCAGGAAGCTATTTGGGAAGTACTCACACCAAAAGAACTTTGCATTTCAGACCTCGATAATATCTCCATCTGATGAAATGAGCAGGAAAATAGAAATAGGTGTACCGATAACAAGTAGAAGATTAGATGCAATTAAGATGCTTAGCGATATGGGGTATTACTGCATACTCCGATTGAGGCCTTATATTATCGGGATAACAGATGATGGTATCGATGAATTACTGCATAGGGCTAAGGAGGCAGGGATCAGTGCAGTATCAACGGAATTTTTGGCTCTTGATCTCAGAACTAATGAAAATATAATGAAGAGATATAAATGGATAGGGGAACTTATAGGTACCGGATCAAAAGACATTCTAAAATATTTTAAAGCACTAAGCCCGTCTAAGAGGGGAGGGTATCTGCGTCTAAATAGACTTGTAAAGGAACCCTACATCAAAAAAATCTATAAGTTTTGCATAGATAATGATCTTGTTTTTGGGTGTAGTGATCCGGATTATAAGGAGCTGTGTACTTCTGGGAGCTGCTGTGCTATGCCCGATAAATACCCTGAGAACAAGGAATTGCAGAACTGGACAAAAAATCAACTAACCTATCATATAAAGGAAGCGAGAAGATTGTATCACCTTGAGGGGAGAACAGTAAAGCTTAGATTTAAGAACGTATTTAAACCTAATGTAGATACCTACCTTGATGAGCATGATTTTATTTATGACAATGTTGCAATAACAACCAGAACTGCTGCGGAAATATCTATCAGCAGATACATTGACTTTGCAAAAAAAACGTGGAATAATTTGAGATCGCCTGGTAACCCGAGGAATTATTTTCATGGGAAGCTTATGCCAGCACGTATGGATGAAGATGAGAATTTAGTTTTCAACTATACGCCGAGTGAATATGAGGCACGTTGGAATAAAGAAGGAATCTTGCTGACAAAATAAAAAGGTAAATATGAATAGAAAAATAAAGAATAAATTGATGCTGAGAGTGCTAAAGGAGATACAAAATCTTTCGGTAGATCTTGGTACTCCTGTATATGAGATAGAAGAAGGGTGGGCCAGATTCGATTTTGTGAAGGGGGGAATAAGGCTAACATTAATGACACTCGATCCTTTTGAAAAGGTATCCAAAACAAATTGGAGTAAAGAAAAAAGGATAATTAAGCGTAGAACATCCAAGAAGAGAAGGATCAAAAGGCGAAAGGTATAAAATACTAAAATATGAAAGAATCCGTAAGATTTGAAAACGATGTAACAGGAGAGTTAGAAGAATTTTTTGAGAATTGCAGGAGTAAATTTTTCCCGTTACTTGCAGATGCATACATACATTACATATTTAGAATATCAAAAAAAACAGATGATGAAGGCATGTTAGTAATAGGCGAAGCCAGAAAATTATCAAACAGAGAGCGTGATATATATGACTATGATTTTGAAATATGTGTGCATAAAAAGACATGGCAAGATGCAAATAGGAGAAGGAAAGAAAGAATTGCATGGCACGAATTAAATCATTGTATAGTTATTTTCAACAAAATAGATAACTCTCCAGCAATTAATAAATCAGGAAGATTAAAAATAAGGATAAAGCCTCATGACATAGTAATAAAAACATTTGAGGAAGAATTATTCCTATTTGGCCCTGACAGTCACCAAACTACTGCAATAGAATCTATCAATAAATATCTAAGAAGAAAGAGAAAGATTAAGAGGAGAAGATGAATGTGTGGAATAATAGGATTCTACTCTGAAAGGAAAAGACCAGGCGAAATAAAAATTCTAAGCAAACTGATGGAGGAGTCATCTATTAGGGGCATACATAGTTTTGGTGCTGCATATTTTTCTGGGAACAAAATAAAAATAAAGAAAAGTAGGGTGCTAACCCGACCAGAACTAATTAATGGTTTTGTTAGTGATGAAAAATCAAACAGATTTATATTTCATTGTAGATACTCTACCAGTGGTGATTTTGAGAATATGGATAACAATCCACCAATATACGCCAATGGGGCAGCAATAGTAATGAACGGTGTAATCTCAATGAAAAAGAAAAGGGGATTTGAAAAAGAGTTTAAAGTAAAGTGCAAAACAGAGAATGATTCTGAAATAATACTCCGGAAAGATTATCTAACATTCTTAAAAACTAATCCAAAAATGTCTTTTGCAGGAATTATTTTGAAGGGTAATAAACTAAACATCCTAAGAAATAATAAAAGACCTTTATATAGGTTTGATTATTATGGTGCAACCTTTATTGTCTCTACAGTAGACATAGCATATAGGTCAGGAATACCTATCGAGAAAATTATACCAATCCAACAAATGAAGTTAATTACAATCTAATGAATATATTGAGCTATATAGAAAAGGGCGAGAAAAAAAGTAATCTAAATCTATTTGTGGATTACTATAAGTTATTTATGAACAGTGGTGATTGTGATCCTGCATTTCCGGCACTAAATTATATATGTGATCGGTTCGAGCTCAACATAGAGCAGCGGTATTGGATTGCGTTTTTATACGGAACAAATTATTGTGCACCAACTGTTTACTACATATATAATGAGTTCCCTGACTTTGAAAATGTGAATATTTCAAGAATGAGAAGATGGTGGAAAGACAATAAAGAAAAAACACTATTTCAAACTGACAGAGCCAAAGTAAAAAATTTTGATTTCTTTGTGAAGATAGTTAAATCGTATATAGAGTTAATAGGAAGCTCACAAGAAGACTCCATCTGCTCAACAAAGTCATACGAAGAACTTTATAAGCTCTCATCAAAAATTTTTTATTTTGGGAGGTTCTCTATATTTAATTATACACAAGCATTGTGGGAGTTGACGAACACAAGGCTTATACCAACATTTTTTGATCTAAAGCAAGCCGAGAGCTGTAGAAATGGGTTATGTTATGTATTCGACAGGAAGGAATTTATAACAAAAAAACAAAAGGCAAAGATCAATTATGGGGTATTGGATAAAGATTTGGAAGACCTCCTTTTGGATCTAAAGAAGCGAACTAATCTACCAGTAAATATGTGGAATGTTGAGACTGCACTTTGTGCCTATAAAAAGTTATTTTGGGGAACAAGATATTTATTCTATTATATTGACAGACAACAAGAGGAAATCTCAATACTACAGAAGAAAGTAAAACAAGGTGTTAATTGGAAACCACTTTGGGATTTCAGAAAAGAGTTCTTTGATAATAGCATCATTGGAGAAATCAATAATTGGGATGGCATAAGAAAAAACAGAATGAACATATTTAGATATAGAAGAGTATTTGGGAATGCAAAGAGTTTTGATACATATAAAAGAAAAGTAAACTTCATCAACTCAGGTAAATGTTATGAATGATTTTACATACGGTGTAGAATTAGAATATGCTGATGTCTATAGGTTTGATAAGTTGCCCATAGGGTGCAAGTGGTGCAATAAAGATAATACTATAGTAAACTCAACTGGAGTAGCAAATGACCCACTTGCAAAGCTTTGGGAATACGGTGGGGAGATAAATACCAGGCCAACAAGTTCAATTATATCTCAAGTTGATTTGATCAAAAAAATTAAAAGCAAGCTTACTATTGACCCATGGATAAATTACAGGTGCAATCTCCATATACATATAGGGGTGCCGGACTTAAACAAAGATTTGAAGATGCTAAAAAAACTGATGCAATACATACATAAAAATCAAAAGGAAGCTTTTAAAATAGTAGAACCAATACCTAAACCAGTAAGGATAGATTTTTCGCCTGAGGATAGTTTTAAGGGTGCGTTACTGAGATATAGAAGAAGATTAGTATCGCATCAATATTGTGTGAGAGATGAGTTAGTAAAAAGAATAATGAAATCAAAAACTCCGGAAGAATTTTTCAATAATCATGCTAATCTTGGGAAGGATGGAAGAAGGCAGTGGTTTATAACACCACGTGCTGGGATAAATCTCCGACAATTATTTAATGAAACTGATACAGTAGAATTTAGACATTTCCCAGGAACAATTGATGATGATGAAATGTTCTGTTGTATCAGTTGGTGTAATGACTTTATGGAACAGGCTTTGGGGATGCAAAAACCACCGAGTGCTATATACAAAAATAAAACATTTTGGCAATTCCCAAAATTCAGGAGGTATGATCATAAGATAGATCTAATATGGAGAATTACGAATCTCAAAAAAAACAAAAGGGTAGAAGTAAAAGCAAATATCAGAAAGCTCATTAATGAAAAGAGATTGTTAAATATAGGCGAATCAAGAAAGAGAAGTAACAGGATTGAAAGTGGGTATAAAATAGAAGGGGGGATCAGTCATTATTTTAGATAAGGTTTTATTCATATGTTTAGGGAATGTAAACAGGTCTCCTGCTGCTGAACTAATATGGAAGATGGAAATAGGTGGGGAGGTGGACTCGGCTGGTTTTAGAGGAGGAAACAAACCAATAACAAAAAAGATGAGGGGTGTTTTAGAAAATTTAGGTATAAAAAAGAAGCTAATTGAGTCTCACAGATCAAAAGAAGTTACAGTAGATCTGATAAGAAGATCAACGGTTATTTTTTGTATGACACCAAACCACTCAAGAAAATTATATAGTAAGTATCGTTCTGAATGTAAAAGTCTCAGCCAAAAAATAGTAGTTCTCCCCTTATTTATAGGGCAAATGAGGATAGCAGACCCTATGTTTAGTTCGGATATCAAGAGTTATATTAGCTGTGTTGAGAATATTCAAAACTCAATTCTATTCATAAAAAACAGATTAGAATCAAATGGGATAAGAAGAAAAATAGATATAAGGGAATGGTTATGAAGATAATAGCAATTGGTGGTGAGCCTGCTACTGGCAAAACAGAAATTATAAGGAAGATAAGGGAAAATGAGAATAAGCCAAAGGTGAAGTCTTTTGGATTGCTACAATATGAAGTTGTAAGGTCGAGGAAGACAATTTATCTTGGCAGGTACAAAGGCCATAAATTCGACGGGACAGATAGATTGAGCATGGCAGTACAAGGTGATGCAAAAAAATTTATGAAGATTGCTGAGAACAGATACAGTGGGTATACTATTATCTTTGAAGGGGACAGGTTATTCAACAAATCCTTTCTAACATTCCTTTTTAAATATCAGCCGGTTATTATAATAGTAGCAACAAGTGAAAAGATTGCCAAAAGCAGACATAAAAAAAGAGAGGATACTCAAAAACAAACATTTCTAAAGAGTAGAAAGACAAAGATACTAAATATTGCTGCTAAGTTCCCGTATATAAGGGTTTATAATAATAATAAAGAGGATCTTAAGAATATCGTAAATCTAATCAATACGCTAATTAAAGTAAAGAAAAGGGATTTTATAAGTATTTTTAAAACTGAAAGGGAAGTAGGTTTAAGAGCGTTATCCAAGAAACATAAATTCTGGTAGGTGAAGATATGATAAGAATATTGGCAAACCCGAGATCAGGCACAATGTCAACAGCTAAATCGCTGCAAAATCTTGGTCTTGATGTCCGGCATGAGGCAGTTGGTAAGGATGGTACAGTTTCATGTTTTTTCTTTATTGACAGTAGTTATTATCCTGAGGGGAAAAACAAAGGCAAAAAAATTTTTCCGCACAGGGGAGACGGAGTTCCATCGGATTATGACTGGAAGATAAGTATTCATTTAGTGAGAAATCCGATTGACTGTATCCCTTCCATGTGTAGTATTGTTTCAAAGAATCACAAAAAATGGCTTTTAGAAATGGGGATTATTGAACTTGCTCATGCTAAAAAAAAGATTTTGGCATGTATGAGTGCTTACTATGAGCAGAACGAAATATTTGAAAAGATATGTGGCCATAGAATAAAGCTTGAGGATAATGGTAAGGAGCTTATGAGAATTTTAAGATTAAAAGGTAGTTACCCTGTTCTTCATGTTAACAAGACCCCTCCTGCTTGGAAAGTGGAGTGTAGTTGGGAGATTTTATATAACTCAGATTATTATCTTGCTGAGAAGATAAGAAAGCAAGCAATAAAATATGGATATGAAGCTCCTAAAAACAAAAGGGTAGGAATACGAGATTTAATGCGGTGAATTTTATTATGAGAAAAATTAAGAGAAGAAAAACTATGCCCTGGATAATCCCAGTTAAAAGACTTGTACATAATCCTGTAGTGAGGGATTGGTGTAGACTTCCGTATCCAAGACATCCAAAGGGATGCCCAAATTATGGGCAAAAAGATTACTGCCCTCCTAAATGCCCATATATCACCGATGTACTCAACTTAAAGAAACCAATTTATATGGTTGTATCTGAATTTAATTTAGAACAGCACATGAAAAATATGAAAAAGAAACATCCAAATTGGTCGGAAGCGCAGTTGAGAAATGTGCTATATTGGCAGGGGACATCGAAAAAGATATTAAAAGAGAGAACAGTAATTGCCCAACGCCTAATTAAGACAAATATAATTTGTTATTTGCCTGAGGCTTATGGGGTGAATGTCTATGCAACAGCATTTCACTCTGGATTGAAATTGGAGAAGATTAAAAACATCAAAATAAACCGGCACATCTCAATCATTGGTTTTGGAAAATGAGAAAATGTTTTAGAAAATGAGAAAAATCAAGAGAAGAAAAATTATAAAGCCATATTACGAAACGAAATTAGGCAAGCTATATCATGGTGATTGTCTTGAGATAATGCCTCACCTTGAGCCTGTGGACTTGGTTTTTGCTGATCCACCGTATTTTGTTGGATTTAAATATGAGAAAAAAGACACGGAAATGAAAAGAATAGAACCTAAAATATTGTACAACATGTCAATGAAAATATCCCCATTGTTTTTAATAACACCTGGAATGAAAGAATACCCATATTGGTCAACATTTGAACCTCTTTGGCAGTTTGGATGGTTTAAGCCCGGAAGTTCGAGACAAAGTCGTTTAAGGGGATTTAATACATGGGAACCTGTTTTAATATTTGGTAAAATATCAAAACCTGTTTGGCAAGATGCAATAAGATTGCCTGATGTTACCAATCACGTTAAAAGCAAATGTGAGCATCCATGCCCAAAGCCTATGGCACTATTAATGTCTTTAATTGAAGATTTCTCAAGCATAGGACAATGTGTTTTAGACCCCTTCCTCGGTTCCGGCACAACTGCCGTAGCCTGTGAACGCCTAAACCGCCGATGGATAGGCATAGAAATAGAAGAAAAATACTGTGAAATCGCAGCTAAGAGAATTGAACAGGAAGTGAAACAACGTGATCAAAGACAAAAACGTGGTGAAAAGATACGTAGATATTTAGATTAAATAAATAAAAAGGAAACAAAAATGAGTTTTTGCCATCTACATGTTCATACGGAATACAGCCAGCTGGACGGTTTTGGGAGTACTGAGAAGTATGCTAAGAAAGCATCAGAGCTCGGGTTTGAATATCTTGCGTGTACAGATCACGGGAATATTGATGCACTCATTAAATTTCAAAAGTCATGTGAAGATTATGGAATAAAACCAATTCTCGGGTGTGAAGGATATATAATTCCTGATGTTGAGGATATTCAGGAACGTAAAAAACAAAAACCAGACAGGGGTCATATCTGTCTATTTGTTAAAAATCAAAAGGGATTCCATAACCTCTGTAATATACTGACATTCGCTAATCTACAAGGTTTTTACTATAAACCAAGAATTACTTTTCAGGTGTTATTAGACAATATAGAGGGATTAGTTGTCTCGACGGCGTGCGTGCAATCTTTTGTTAATAAATTCAATGGAGAAGGACTTAAGTTTTTTTATAAGCTTCACGAAATTTTAAAAGATGATCTCTATTGTGAGATTATGCCTCATAAGATGAAAGCTCAAATCAAAACAAATAAACTAAAGATAAAGCTTGCTCAAAGAGTTGGTTGTAAGGTTATAGCAACGAACGATTGTCATTATGTTAACAGAGGGGATCATAAAGCGCATGAAGTATTGCTGGCGATTCAGAGAAAAGCTAAATGGGATGATCCAAAAAGATGGAAGTTCGGCATAAAAGGGCTTTACCTGAGATCGACAAAAGAGATGATCAAGGAACTCAAAAGAATTGGTTTTTATAAAAAGGAATACTTGTCCAATACAATAGAGGTTGCAGAGAAGTGCTCTGATTTCAGAATACCTAAGAGAAAAATAAACCTGCCGAGGGTTAAGGGTGTTTCGGTAGTACCAAGAAGGGAACAGCAATTTCTATGGGACCTTTGTGTTAAACGATATAGAGAGATTTTTGGGCACCCAATTAAGAAAGATGATGTTTACTACAAGAGATTAACAACAGAATATGATCTCATAACAAAGAAAAAATTTCATAGGTATTTCCTAATTGTCTGGGAATTAGTAAACTGGTGTAGGGAGAATGATATACTCACCGGACCAGGGCGGGGATCGTCATCAGGGTCTTTAATTTCATATCTTCTAAACATTACTACAGTAGATCCAATAAAGCACAAACTTATATTTGATAGGTTTATCAATAAGGATAGAATTGACTATCCAGATATTGATATTGATTTTGAAAAAACCCAAAGACATCTTGTTAGAGAGCATCTTGAGGGCACATATGGCAGAGAGAATGTTGCCGGCGTTAGCAGTTTTAATAGAATGAAAGCAAGAGCAGTGGTAAAAAATGTTGGCAGAGTTTTTGATATTCATCACAGCGAAGTCAATGAATTTACAAAATATATTGAGGACAATAAAGAAGGGACTGGAATAAAAGATGCTATTAACACATGGGGGAAGTGTAGTGAATTTGCAGAGAAATATCCAAAAGTTATTAAATATTCAAAAGCACTTGAGGGCACTGTCTACGGCTATTGTGTTGCTGGAGATACAAGAGTTCTTCTCGAGCCATTCAAAGATGGGTATGGAAAGGTAAGGCCAGCAAAAGTTAAAAATTTATTTAGGAGAAATTTTATAGGTAAAATCAGATCATACAATTTCAAAACAAATAAACTATATTTTGATGATGTAGTAAAGATAAGCTATAGTGGCAAAAGATTAATATTTGAAATCCAAGTAGGAACAAAGAAACTTAAACTAACAAAAAATCATAGAGTACTAACTCAACGTGGATGGGTTGAGGTTGGAAATCTAAATATTAAAACAGACAAAATTGCCATAAACGGAACGTCAGGTTCATTTAAAAAGGGGAATATACCATGGAATAAAGGAACAATAGGTCTGCAAACTGCCTGGAATAAGGGACTTACAAAAGGTGATCATCCATCAATAAGAAAGTCATCTTTAAGATTTATAAAAAATAATCCTGGGGAAAAATTAATAAATAGAATAAAAACAGCTAAACGACATAAAATTCATGGAAGGCAAACAAAATACTATAAGAATTTACTAAATAAATTCCCTATTTGTCAGAAGTGTGAGAAAAGAAAAAGTACAGATAGACATCACATCGATGGCGATAGGTACAATGGGGGTAGAAGTAATTTACAAGCACTATGTCAAATATGTCATAGACAAGAACATTATCTAAAAGGTGCAAAACTTCTTAAAAACCAAACTATCTATTTCTTCAAATTAAGGTCTGTTAAATACGTAGGGATAGAAGACACCTATGATATAGAAATGAAAAGCTCAAACCAAAATTTTATTGCAAATAGAATGGTCGTACACAATTCGCAGCACGCAGCAGCCCTCGTACTCTCAAAGGAAAAGATAGGCCAAAGCGGTAGATGCAACCTAATAAGGCGTGAAGATACGCTTTTAGTGAACTGGGAAAAAGACGATGCTGAATACGTTGGTCTTATGAAAATAGATGCGTTGGGATTAGAACTTTTGTCTGTTTTGTCAGAAGCAAAAAGACTCATAAAGGAAAATCAAAACAAAAAAATTATTTTCGAGGAAATCAATTTAGAAGATAAATCAGTACTAAAGGAAATAAATGATGGCAATACGGTTGGCCTATTCCAACTTAGCACATATGCTACTACGAATCTTATTAAAGATATGGGTGTTCAAAATTTTAATCATATCTGTGATGCCGTAGCCTTAGTACGTCCAGGACCTTTACATTCAGGAATGGCAGAAAATTATATAAGAAGAAAACATGGGAGAAAATGGGAACCCCATCACAAAATATATGAAGGGATAACAAAAGATACCCAGGGAATATTGGTTTATCAAGAGCAGATAATGGAAGTAATTTACAAGGTAGGGGGATTGCATTATAGCGAGGCAGATAAAATAAGGAAAATTATTGGCAAGAAAAGATCAGTTGAGGAGTTTGAGCCATATAAAAAAAAATTTATAAATGGATGTAGGAAAACTAAAATATTTAATGAACAAGAAGCGGAAGAATTTTGGGAAGTACTTAAAGAACATGCAATGTACAGTTTTAATAGGTGTCTAACTGGAGATACTATTGTTCAAAAGGGAGCATCCAATATTACAATTGAAGATGTTTATAATATTTGGGGGCCGACGAGTTTTTCCATAATGCAAATGGGTGAAAATGGTAGGTGTAGATTTGCAAGAATAAAAAACATAGTGTTTAATGGTCTAAAGCCAGTATATGAAGTAAAAACATTGGAAGGCCATTGTCTAAAAGCAACATATAATCATAGACTATTCACCAGGAGTGGATATAAAAGAGTAGGAGACTTGACAATAAAAGACCACTTAGGAATAATGGTAGAAACAGTTTATCTTGATCGAATAAAATCAATAGAATACGTTGGGGTAGAAAAGGTATATGATATTGAGATGGACAAGAATCACAATTTTATTGCTAATGGGATAGTAAGCCATAATAGCCACAGCGTTGCTTATGCGACATTAGCATACTACTGCGCTTGGTTAAAGAAATATTATCCGACAGAATTTTTATGTGCTTCTTTGACTCACAGTTCTAAAAAGAACAAACCACAATTGGTTAATGAAGCAAGAAGATTAGGTTTGAAAGTAATCTTGCCAAAGGTTAACAAAAGCGATCCCATAAAATGGATTGCAAAGAAGAATAAGCTGTATGTGCCGTTTATAGAAATAAAGGGAGTTGGGGAGGTTAAAGCATTAGAAGCAGCAGTGTTAGGTGAGCCAGGGATAAGAAAAATCTTTTCTCCAAAAAATAAAAAGGACGAGATAACTCAACACAAAGGCGCATTAGGAATGCTGCTTAAAGGTATTGGGGCATACGATAAAGATGAAAATTTTAATCTTCCTGAAGACAAAAACAATTTATTTGATTTCAGAGTTTTTAGTGAGCCTAACGAAGAATACAAAAATTTATATAGAGTGTTCGAGATCGCCGGAATAAGACTGAGGGACGACCTTGTAAATTTAGCGTTAACAGGCTCTCACAGGCTGCTCAAGGGCCTAAAAAATAAAAAGGGGGTAGTTGGTAGGGTTAGTTTTGAAGGCCATAAAAATCTCAGTGAGTGTAAGTTATGTGATTTAAGATATGAGTGTAGCCTTCCAGTCCCACCAAGTGCTGGTATGTGGAATATTGCTATTGTAGGTGAGGCCCCAGGACCTCAGGAAGATAAATATGGAATAGGGTTCTATGATAAAGCGCCAGCAGGGAGGCTACTTTGGAAGTCGTTAGGTAAAAAGTATCCAAGAAAGCTATTTCACATAACTAATATTTGCCGTTGCTTCCCCAAAGAAAGCCGTAAGCCAAACAAAGAACAAATAAAGATATGTGGCAATAAATATTTAAAAAAAGAGCTAACAGAAATTAAACCAATAGTTACCATTGCATTCGGCAATACAGCGAGATATTTCTTTACTGGTGAGTCTTCTGGAATACTGCAAAATAGCGGGAAGATTGAGTGGAGTGAAGAATACTCAATGTGGATAGTATGGTGTGTTCATCCTGCGGCAACCCTTCATAACCCCGACAATCTCCCTTATTATAAAGAGGGGATTAAACAATTTAAGAAATTGCTACGCACCTTGGCACCTATTGTCAGGGTTAAAAAGAGGTATAATTAGATTAGGGAAAAGGTTTCAGAAACATAGGGAAAAGGTTTCAGAAACAAATGTTGAAAACAAATAAATATGGAAGAATTTAAGTATGCCGTTAAAAGAACTCAAAATAAATATCCATAAGCTTGATGAGGAAATTATACGCCAACCTCAGTTGTATTATACATTTGCAATTAGGGTGGAGAATGCAGTTTCTGAGAAAAAAATTGTTGAGAATGAGCTTGAAGTTTTAAAAAATAGACTTGAGAAGAAAGTAAGAAAGAACCCTAAGAAATATGGTATTGATGGGAAACCGACAGAGGGGGCGATCAAATCAGTTATAAATAATAATAAAAAGATAAGACAAAAAACTGTAGATGTAATAAATCTATCAAGCAATGAGAGGATGGCTCAAAAGGTTGAGAATGCTCTAAAACAAAAGCAAAGAATGTTGGAAGCACTTGTAAAGTTGAAAACTGATCTTTGGTATTCAGATGTGAAGACGACCCATAATTATCAAGAAGGAAAGAGAAAAGGATTTAAGAATGAAGTTGTTAAATCTCTCGGGAAGATAAAGAGACGGCGATGAATCATCTATTCAATATAGTATCTATAATATCAAAGACAATATTTATTATTGGTGCAATACTAATAGGCTTAGTTTTGGTGTATGTGACCTTTAGATTAATTGGTTTGGCAGTTGCAAAGTCGTGGAGACAGGCAAATGAATCAAATATAATAGAAGGAGAAGAAAATGGCAAAAAAGAAAGGTAAAGGCAAGGGTAAGGGCGCATTGTCAAGAAACAGGGCAAGAAGATCTTTCAAAAGCAAAGACCTTGAGAAAAGAATCCAGAGAAGTAGTGAGCGTTCCAAAGGTGGCAAAAACGTATTTAAATCAGACCTCGATATTCCTGTCTGGAGATCTGGGGATGGGGAACATATAATTGATATTATCCCCTATTTTGCTGGTAGTAAAGATCCCAATGAGGAAAAAGGAGGGCCGACCTATACTTTTGAATATATGGTGCATACCAGGGTGGGACCATCGAATCTTATGATTATCTGCCCGTTGGAAATGTATGGCAAGCCTTGTCCAATATGTGAGCATAGGCAATCCCTTATTGAAAAAGATAAGAAGGGTAAAAATAAAAATGAATGGGTAAAGTTATTCCCAAGAAAGAGAAATCTTTATAACGTAGTCTCATACGATAAAAAAGAAAAGGGGAAGGGTGTTCAGGTGTGGGACGTGAGCTGGCATTACTTTGAGAAATTCTTAAGCAAAATAGCTAAAGAAAGAAACAGAAAGACTGGACACGAAACCACAATCCCGTTTCCTCATCCAGAGAAAGGGAGATCAATAAGGTTTGAAGTAGAACCGGCAAAGAGTGTAGATGACTATCCGGAATATCTTGGGCACAAGCTTGAGAAGAGAGGTTATAAAATTGATGATGAGATCCTGGATTCAGTGTTTACGCTTGATGAGATTGTTTCGTTGCCATCGTATGATGAGATTAGTGATGCCTATTGGGCAGCGACAAAAGATGTGAAAACATCAAAAGGTAGTGATGAAGATGAAATTGATAAAGAAGAAATATCAGATCTTATTGATGAGTTAGAAGATATAGATGATTTTGAGGATTTGAAAGAATTTATTGATGAAAATGATATTGAAGTAAAAATCAAGAGGAAAGATGATTTTGATGATGCAAAAGAAAAGGTTGAAGATTATCTCAATGATCTCAAAGACGAGGAAGATGAACCTGAAGAAGAGGATGAAGAAGAAGGTGAGAATGAATATACTTTTGATGAAATAATGGATATGAAGAAAAAGGCATTAAAAAATCTTATTAAGGAAGAAGACCTTGATGTAGATCCAGATGATGCCGATGATATTGATGAACTTAGAGAAATGGTAGCTGAGGAGCTTGGTATTGATAGCGAATAGCATAAAGTTGAGTGAAGATTATACTTATAAAGTTGGGTAGATATTGGTTGTCATACTAATAATTGAGGTTGCGTAAAATATGAGAAAAATAAAAAGGAGAAAAAATAAAACAAGACGAGTTATCAAAAGGCGATATCAGAGTCAATCCTTTACAAAGGAGTTTATAAGTAGTAACAAGAAGGGTAAAGATATAAGGGTTGAATTTCTAAGCTCTGGATGTATTACTGCGAATCTTGCCCTATCTGGAAAGGGAAGAGATGGGGGTTGGGCAAGGGGAAGAGTTAGTAATATTGTTGGGGATGGTTCGAGTGGTAAATGTGTTAAAAACTGTTATATTCTATCAGAAAATGGAATGGTTAGATTAGATGACCTTGGCAAAACACGACCAGTAGGCATTTCTGAGTTCAATCAAAATTTGTCAAATAATAGAAAATCGGTTGAGAATGCATCTCATTTTTATAAAGAAAGGGTCAAATATACATATAAAATTAAAACAAGGCATGGATATAATGTTGAGGGGACGGCAAATCATCCAATTGCAGTTTGGGGCTCAAATTGTAAAATAGAAATGAAAAAGTTAAAAGATGTTAAAGAGGGAGATATATCCATAATAATAAGAGGATCTTCATTTTTCCCAACAACAGATCAGCATATATCATTTTCTTTTGAGAAAAAGAAGAATGACTATAGCAGTGTTATTCCTGCAATACCAAATAAAATCGATAAAGATTTTGCTATGCTGTTAGGGTATATAACAGCGGGTGGTAATTTAGGCAAAGGGTGTATTCATTTAAGCAAGAGCAAAAAATGGTTTAAGGATGATATTGATAATATCAGAAGAAAATGGGGGATATACTTCAGTCAATCGCAAAGTGGTATATCTAATGTATATCTATGTAAGTTGATAAAAGAGTTATTTAATAATCCAAAAAAATTCAGAGCAAAAAATAAATTTGTTCCAGATTGTATTCTTAAGTCTACAGAGACTATTCAAAGAGAATTTTTAAGGGCGTTGATAGATTGTGATTCCTATTTTGGTTCATTGAAAGATACCAGAATGCCAAGAGCAATAAATTACTATACTGCATCTGTCAAATTAGCAAATCAAGTACAACTAATGCTTTTAAATTTTGGGATAATAACCAGTTGTAAAACAAGCTATGGTGCATATATAGGGGATGTTTTTTATGACAAAAATTATTATTCTGTATCTATAAATGGGGCTGATGTTTCTACTTATTTGAGAAAGATAGGCAGTAAAAGATTTACAGGGGTATTAAGAAAATGCCATCGCAAATCTCAATACGATTCCATCCCGTATTTAAAAGAAAAAATGTGTAGGGATATAGAGTTATTAAGAAGGAAAGTAGGGTGGTGTCGAAATGGGAAAATAAAAAAATATCCGAATAGAAGATTTCCCAGATTTTTACTTAATGATACAGACCAAATAACTTATGAAAGGCTAAATCTGTTTGTTGATAAATTTAATGAGTTTAAAAATGATATTGATTTGTCAATCTATAAAAATATTTTATTCCATAAATATCATTTTGACCCTATCGTAGAACATAAAAAAAGAAATCGTCCAACATTTGTATATGATGTTCATATTCCTAATTCTCATTTATTTTGGGGCAATGGGTTCTTAAATCATAATACACTTTTGGCACTTGAGTTTTGCTTCTGGTGTTATAAAAACATTAGGAGAATCAAATCAAAAATCTTTCCAAAAGTGAAAAAGCTAATCATTGTTTATAACAATGTTGAGGGGGTGATGGATTTTCCTTTAGAAAAGATGTATGGAAAAGATTTTGTAGAATTTGTTGAGTGGAGCAATACAAAAGACATAGAAAAATTCGGGCGTCATTATACAAAAAAGTTAAACTCACTTAAAAAGGGTGATGCATTAGTATATGTTGTTGATACCTGGGATGCATTAGGCTCATTTGTGGGGACAGAGAATTTTGAGAAGAGTGTTGAAGGGGATGAAGAACTTGCCAAAGGGTATCATTTAGAAGCACAGAAATATGCTAATTTATTTTTCAAAATGATCTGTGGCAAGATGGATCAAAACAAAAAAGATGCAACACTTCTTTTAATCTCCCAAGTAAAAACAAAAATAGGTATTACGTTTGGCAAAAAAATATATCGTGGTGGTGGAAAAGCACTTGATTTTTTTACTCATCAAGTAGCTTGGATAAGGGAGTTAGAACGCCTCGCAAAAACAATCAAGAAAGAAAAAAGAACGTACGGAATAAGAAGTGAAATAAAGATTGAGAGAAGTAAAGTTGCTAAACCATATAGAGATAGTGTTTTTACTATCCTTTATGATTATGGACTTGATGACCTTTCGTCCCAGGTGGAATTCCTTTGGGGAAATAAAAAAGGAAAAATAAAAGGGGAAATTGTTTTCAATGGAAAAAGATTCAAAACAAAATCAACTTTTATAAAATATATTGAGAAGAATAATTTGGAGGATAGTCTTGCTGAAAAAACCGAAAAAAGATGGCAAGAAATTGAATCAAATTTTGAAAAGGAAGTTAATAAAAGGAAAAAGAGATATTAGTAAATTGTCTCCGACTATTCTGATAGACTGTTCAGGGGTTGTTTACCAATCCCTATATACTATGGGACATCTATCGTATAATGGAATTGAGACTGGTGTTATATTCGGATTTCTTAAAAAAATTTTGTCCATGGCAAAGAGGTTTGACACAGATGATTTTATATTCTGTTGGGATTCTGGTAAAGGGTATAGAGATTTAGTCTATCCAAACTATAAGATTCACAGGTTAAAAAAAAGAGAATCATATACTCAGAGTGAGGTGGAAGAATATCATTCTCTTTTATCTCAATCAGAGGAGTTGTATAAAACGGTATTGCTGAATCTTGGTTTTATGAATAATTTTAGACAGAGAATGTATGAAGCAGATGATCTTCTTGCGTATTGGGCAAATAAACTTAGAAATAAACAAAATCGGACTATAATGGTTACATCTGATGTTGATATGTATCAGTGTCTTGATTATTGTGATATATGGAGCGATACCAAAAAAAAATTTATGACAAAAAAGATACTAAGAAAAGATTTTGGAGTTGAACCGTCTCAATGGGCTATGGCAAAGGCTATTGGTGGATGTAGCAGTGACGGAGTTATAGGGATAGTTGGTGTATCAGATCCAAAAAATAAATCTTCAAAATCATTGAAGTATTTACAAGGCAAACTAAAAGATGGGAAAATAAAACAAAAGATCGAAAGTGAAGAGGGGCAAGCAATTATAAAAATAAATTTGCCTATTGTTACTACCCCATACAGGCCAGAGTTAATGAAGCGCATGATAAAAAGAAAGAACAAATACAGTAGAAAAAAGTTTGTTAGGGTCTTTGACAAGTATCATTTCAAATCCTTTCTAAGTAATCTCAATGAGTGGGAAAACTGCTTTTTAAGTGAGAAAGGGAATCAAAATGGTTTTAATTGATGACAATGACAGAGGGAAAAGATATGTTGAGATAGAGGCGATGGTAGAACATATAACTGAAGATGCAGTTCTTCTTGATGATGGAACATGGATACCGATCTCCTGTTTGGAAGATTGGCCAGATGTTGGTGAAACAGGAATAGTAATGGTAGAAGAATGGTTTGCAATTAAGAAGGAGATTGTATAATGGCTTTTGATCCGTCTCAAAATGGGGATGAAATATTCTTAACCAATGTCAAAGTGTTTGTTTTTGGGTTTTTGTGTGGAGTTATGTTTGGATATGCATGGTGCTGGATTGCACTCACTGGGAATTGATCATGGCAAAGGGGCAGAACTTTCAATGGAAGATTTGTAAAAAACTTAGCAAATGGTGGAGTGATAGCCAACGAGATGATATATTTTGCCCGACTTCTCAATCTGGTGGCAGAAGTACTACAAGAACTAAAACAGGGATAACAACAGAAAATTCAGCGGGAGATGTCGGGTATCTTGATGCAATAGGCAAGCCGCTTATCGATATTGTTTGTATAGAGGTAAAGAGAGGATATTCAAAAAGAATAAAATATCTTAATATTATTGATGGGAAGGGAGCAGAGACATCTATAATTCTGAAGTGGTGGAAAAAATTATTGGGAGAAATGATCTCCGTTAACAGGTTATACCCATTGATGATATTTAAAAGAGATTATAAAGATATATGTATTTCAACCAATAAAAGATTTCTATCTGAGTTAGAAAAATATAACGGAAATTTTTCAGGTGATTACATATTACTTAGTGTAAAAAATAAAAAAGCTCAATTGTATACATTCAATTTCTATGAGTTTATAAGATGGTGTAACAGGGAGACTGTCGAATTGATATGGAGGGATAAATGTAAATGCACTCTAGAACAATCACAGAACTCAATAGAATCAGGAAAGCAGTTAAGACAATTAAAAAAAATAAGGAGAAGAAGGATAAAGAGGCAACAATAATGACAATGGAATATGTTGAGCATGAGTTCTCTCCAGATAGTATATTAGACAGCTTTAAAGTAGAGCTTATAAATAAATCAAATTTAGAGAAATTCATAATTTTAAAAATAAACTCTCCAAAAAACCAGAAAATCCTTAAAGGGTGGATTGATCACTTTAGAGGGATTTTCAATGGTAAAACTCTTAAGTACCAAACACCATACATAATTACTACAAGCAAGTGCGGGAAGTTTGTAACCCTATGGATAGAGATGAAATCGTACTAAAGGAGATAAGATGAAAAAGACATTAGAACAATGTTGTGTAATGAAAATAGATAATGATGGCACACTTTTAACAGAGGAAGATTTGTATATGTTTGTAAGAAAGGGAACACCAGTTTTGGAACTTCCCTATGGTTCTTTGATCTATACGGGTGAAGTAGTAAAAGGGCCAGGCGGATTCCCTCATGCGGTTTTTGGGGTGTGGAAGCGAGAGAATACAATAAAGGAGAAAAAGCTAATCTTTTTAAAAAAGAAGGAGAAAGAAAATGGCTAAGATAGAATTGGTAGATAAAGATCGTCCAGGGCCAGCAACTGCTATCTGTCCAAGATGTGGAAGAAAAATGATATTTAGTATTGATATGTTTAGGGATAATATTACTAAAATAGTGGAATCAAAATGTCCATATTGTAGTGGTAAACTATTCTCCTGTATTTTGATTTTAACTAATACAAATATGCCAAAACTCTTAGATCAATTAAAAAGGGTAATAACCTCGGCAAAAGGAGAAAATAAAATTATAAAGATGTAAAACTGGAGGAGGAGAATAAATGAATGAGGCCATGGAAAAATACAATAACGATTCAATTTTTTCTGCTATAGTAGATGTGTTGGTCAGTTTTCTTGAAGACTCTTTAATTACACCTTCAGAAGTAAAATTAATTACACCTTCAGAAATGAAAAAAGGAGTGGAGTTAGCTTGTGAAATATATAGAGAAAAACAAATATTAATGAATGAACCGCCCTACTAACCATTTCAGTTAAATCACACGTTGGACATTATTAAACATGGCTATAAAATCACTACTAATTAAAAATCTTGAATCCCATGTAAAAACCATACTCCGTTTCCACAGAGGAGTAAATGTAATTGTTGGAGATACTGATGCTGGCAAATCTGGGA